AGTCTTAATGTGTTTAGAGAAATAATTGACACTATGACAGTTAGTCATAGGTATACAGATAAGGATATAATTAGAATGGCGAGCGCAAATTACGAGATTGTGTAAAAATTAAAAGTTCGCACTGTCTAGTTTGTTTCTAAATAACGCATATAGCATATTTGCATAAAGTAAAAGAATTACAACATGAATATAATTAAAGAACTAATAGATGAGTACGGTATATCAAAAGCAGCTCTATGTGAAGCTCTTGAGATATCGTATCCAACCCTGCAAGCTAAGTATAAAGGCGGGAAGTTGAAGGAGTATCAGAAAAAAGCAGTATTAGCTAAATGGGGAGGCTTATTAGATGGAAAGTAAATACATTAGAGTTGGTACGACATACTTTAAAAGGACTAAGCGTGGTCTGCAAGATTGGAGTCGCCAAACTATTATTGACGATTTCGATAAAGGATACCTTAAGAATATTGAAAAGTATGATGCGTTTTGCAACGAGCCTAGTCACACCAACTACAAGAAGGTTATCGATGAGGAGCTTAATATGTATAGCGAGTTGACTCATGTTCCGAAAAAAGGTGACTGTGATACCATCTTAGGTTTCATAAAGCACGTGTTTGGAGATCAACATGAGCTTGGATTAGACTATATTCAGATGCTATATACGAATCCGAAACATCTCCTGCCTATTTTATGCTTAGTTTCTAACGAGAGAGGTACTGGAAAGACTACTTTTGGGTATTTTCTTACTTGGTTATTTCAGGATAACGCAACTAAAGTGAATCAGAAGCAGCTTGCTACTGAATTTAATGGCTCATATGCTGATAAGCTAGTGGCTTTTGTTGACGAATCACTAGTAAAATCAAGCTCTATACTTGAAAATCTTAAAGACTTATCTACAGCAAAGACTATTGGGCTGAGAAAAATGAGATCTGACCACGTTGAAGTTCCATTTTACTGCAAATTCGTGATGATGTCTAATCATACTGACACGTTTATCAACGTAGATAAAGAGGAAATTAGATATTGGATTAGAGTATTAAAACCAGCAGAGTCGTTTAGTCCTAATTTCGAAGAGGATATTAAAGCTGAGATTCCTGCATTCCTATATATGTTGAGTAAGCGAGAAATGTTCACTAAAGAGAAGAGAACTAGAATGTGGTTTTCTGCCGATCAGCTAAATACAGATGCATTAGAGACTTTAAAGCATTCAAGTATTTCAGATGATGCCAAAACTTTCTTATCATGGATGTATGAGATTTGTGTAAATGAGAGTTTGACTGACGAATTAAGAACTCCAGTAAAAAGCATAGTTGATGACTGTTTTAATAAGAGATTGTCAGCATCTAAATGTAGGTTGTTAATTAAAAAGATGTTTCCAGATTACACTGAAACTAAGAAAGCTAGGATTAATATCGATAATCGCACCGACAGTTTGAATTGCTACCAAATACCAGTATCATTAATAGAAGCTCAATGTGTCGATCAAGGGTATTGTAAGAAAGGCGATCTTGTCGGCTTGCCCGATCTATCCTTAGATGGAATGGAGTCGAGAGAGGTTACCGAGGATGAGATTTCAGTATTAGAGGAGTCAGGATTATTAAACCAAGTACCATAAGCTAATAAAGGGGATAATTTCCCCTATTTAGTTTGTTTCTTAATACAGCATACCTTATATTTACACCATGAAAGAAAATAAAATATGGCTTAAGAGTGAGTTTACGGATGTGTTAGAATCTCACGGAATAGATACTGTGTGCTTCTTTGGATATGGTTTAGACTTTGAAGATTTGAGAGTTGGAGATTCGATATTCTTCTCTTATGCTTTTATGGGTAAAGATAGACACGCTAAATGTGAGAATGATGAACTTAATAAAGACTGGAAGAGTTATTTTGAAAACACTTGGGGTTGGCAGTTCGGAATGAATGATTTTAATATTTACGATGAATTTATTATAGTCGGAAAATATGAGCGAGTTTATTATAAAAACCCATACATGAAAGGCAGGTATAGATTAGAGGAGTGTTTTAGAGTTAAAAACAAGAGGACTGGTGAGATTAAGAAATTGTCTGGTAAAGATATTGATAACTGTTACTTACTATTTACTAATCCTAAATAACGCTATTTAGTTTGTTTCTTAATAACTAAAGCAGTATGTTTGTAGTGAACTTAAAAATAAGAAAAGACATGAAGATTGATAAAGAGAAATTAGGAGACAGTTATATTATAGTCATCGAAAGAAAGAATCCGAAGAATGGCAAGTATGATGTCATTTACGCAATGGATGATGAAAAGCCAATGTGGATGCACAGAAACGAGAGAGTCGGGTATCATTTCGCTAGTATCTCCCCTTCGACATTTCACAAGACAATTGATAGTGTTCAACATTCAGTAGAGTATCTAAAGTCGTGTTATTTTACATTTAACGATAGAATGTGTGTTTTTACAATGAATATCTTAAAGGAGCGATGCCGAATTACGTATGATAAAATAATGGATGATGTTGATGATTTTAATTTCGACGGGGAGTTTATTTAGTTTGTTTCTAAACAAAATCCCACCTATATTTACATAAACTAAAACGAGAGATATGAAAAACGAAAGAGCAGTAGAGATTATACGTATTTGCCTAGAGGAATTAAAAACAGAGAAGTATGAGCAATCAAGAATAGGTCTGGCACGCATAGCTAATCAGGCTTTAGATGTGATCGCTAGTGTAGATCCCCTTGCAAAGATTATGATCGATACTGGGAATGCTAAACGAACTAAGGACTGGTTGGAGTTGTGTGGTGAAACTGAAATGCAAGTCATGTCAACAATTATAGATGCAGATTGGAGAGTTTAGGCATGAGGAATATAAGTGTGAGTTTCCTCGGAAGGGAACGAGGTAGTCTTGATGTGTTTAGGGAAATAGTTGGCACTATGATAGTTAAGCACGGGCATACAGATAAGGATATAATTAGAATGGCGAGCGCAAATTACGAGATTGTGTAAAAATTAAAAGTTCGCACTATTCAGTTTTGTTCTTAATAATAAAAGCAGTAGATTTGAAATGTAATTAAAAATAAAGAAGATATGAAAGTAGGAGATGATGTATATTTAGAGCCATTAAATAATGCTGCAATACGCAGTAATGAGTCAATCAAAACGACAATCACTAAGATTGGAAGAAAGTATATAACAGTTGAGAAGTGGGATTGTAAGTTTTTTAAAGATACTATGATGCATTTCAATGGTGATTATGGTGGTAATTACAGGCTTTATTTTTCAGAGCAAGACTTGTTGGATAAGCAGGAATCTGTACAAATAAGTAGGGAGATTGGGTTTAGATTCAGTAATTATTTCGCAACACCTCAATTCAGCCTGAGTGCATTAAGACAAATAAAGGAAATTATTGATAATGATAAGATATGAAATACTACCAAACAGAATACTCAGCAGGATCATTAGGTTCTCAAGGCGTTATTATAGCTGAGTCGCAGGAAGAGTTACTGCAAGAGTTAGATAAAGTAGACTTGGCGTATATTGATTATATTAGAGCCGTAAAAGATATAGAGTACAAGGAATTAGAGCTCCCGATTCACGTATCATGGGATGAATGCTAATCTAGTTTGTTTCTTAATAAAACTATACCGATATTTACATCATGAAAGTTAAAGTAAGCACAAAATACAGCATTTGCCCTGAGGTTCAATTAAGAGATCGCGGATTTGAGGTCTGGTCGTGGGATTATGACATTAATTATATCACAATGGATATTACTGGCGATGAATCTAGACTACCTGAATGGGCTACGTTAATCACTCCTGCCCTTTATAGTGGGAATAAAAAGAAAAAAATATGGTAAATTATCACGACGCAGATCTTATTCCGATTCATATCAGGGATGGCTTTGACAGGTATCACAAGCCGTATTTAGTTGAGTCTGGTGAGTACGGCTATTACGTGCAGCAACGGTGGGATTCTCTTGTTGATGAATATTGCGAAGAGTCGATACTTAATAAGATTAACGAATTGGAAAGTAGATTGGATAATTATAAAAATAAGAGAAGATGAAATACGAAAAAGGAAAAGCCTACCTATTAGACGGAAAGCACAAAGTAACACTAGTCCATTTCTGAGCTACGATGATTTTTTGTAAAGTACGAGATGAGGAAACTGGTGGTGAATGGGAAACAATGCTTGGGAGATTAACCGCTATTTAGATTTGATCTTAACTTATTCCTGCTTATATTTGTAGGGAACTAATAAAACAAATGATATGAAAACACCAGATTTAAGAAAATGCGAAAAAGGAGATATCCTAGTAACTGTACATGGGAATCCGCTAATTTACGTTGGTGCAATCAGACCCGAGCCATATCCACACGAAATCGCTTATCCAGACCCTAAAATGGGAAATGGCAGCAGAACATGGGATGGACAGGTATTCTTGAAATCGAAATTGGAGGCTGATGAGGATGTTGCTTTTATTTTGAAAGAGTATTTGGGAGAAGAGTTGATGTTTGAGTATTACGACAAGACATTGGAGAAGTGGGTATTTGACAGCGACTCTATTACTCCTGCCTTAATTAAAGCGAGTAATAATTTTAGATACATGAAAATACTACGAGATGAAAATGACAGCTAAAGATAAGGCATTACAACTAACTCTAGCGTTTGGTTACGACACGTATCTAGCACAAGAATGTGTTAAGCAAATCACTTCTGCCCTTGAAGATTATGGACAAGGAACTGATGAGCTTCAGAATATGGATAGATTAATGGCGTATTGGGATGAAGTTTACGAAGAAATATAGAATATATGAAAAATAAATTAGGAGTATCAGATTTTAACTTTAATGAGAATTCTTATTGGAGAAACGACAAGCAATACACGGTAAAAGACCTGATCGACTTATCGAAGGATTTACCAGATATTAAGATTCCTTTATCCGTTATAGATCTCGGAATTATGCCTTGGGGCGAGCAATCCATTCACAGCTTAGCTTATCATATAAAAAGAATGAACGATGCAGATTTATCTCATCCAGTAATACTTGATGATATGGGATTTATTTGCGACGGGTGGCATAGGGTTTTAAAAGCAGTAGTCGCAGGTGATGAATTTATATACGGAAGAAGATTAACTACAATGCCAGAATCATGCTGAGACGATATTTCTACAAGAAACGCATAGCTCGACTCATAGAGCAAAAAGCTTGCGAGGTTCGAATCGCAGAGGGTATATTTAATTTCATACCAAGTAAGTATTACAGTCAAGCACTTTATGTCGCGAAAAAGCAATTAGAAACATTAAAAAAGTTAAGAGATGAAAAATGAAATTAGAATTGACGGTATTTTATATCGTAAGGCTGAAGAGGCTGAGATTAAAGCAGGTGAATGGTGGTATCACAGTACTGGATCTGTAAATTTAATCCTAGAGGTTACTGACGATCACGGCGGAACAGTTAAATGTATGCCGACCTATGGAGATGGTAAGAATGCGTCATTCCATGGAGTATCCACGATGACTGACAGGGTTGATATTAAGGAAGTTGAGCGCCTACTTATCAGTCAGGCTGAGAAGAAAGGGTATAAGAAAGGGGTTAGTGTTAATGGGACGTATATAACCAATAGGCTAATTAGGTCTGAAGAGTTCAGTATTGAGGATTCAGGATTATATATGGATGATTTCTTAATTTTTAATAGCGAAACAGGCAGGTGGGTAGAAATTATCGAGGAGAAGAGGCCGCCTTACAATAATATTTTTGGTACTAAGTTTTTTGACGGTGATGAATTTTGGTGGGTAGGCCAAAAAGGGGAGATTACTATGGGTGATTCTTTCGACGACCAATGCCACACCAATAAAGCCTGTTTATTCATTGGGACTTGGCGCGAATGCCATAAGTGGATTTACGATAATTGGAAATAAAATCACAAAATACTTGCACGGTAATTATATTGGTAGTATATTTGCCGTGTAATCAAAACTAAAGAAGATGAGAAAAAAAGAACTAATAAAAGCCCTAAACGTATACACATTCAAAGACCTAACCATGCTTAAAGAGATATGTGAATGTCATTTAAGCCAAGGCAGGACAGCTAAAGTCGAAGAAGATTGTGTCAGGATATTTAGTGAGGGTGGATGTCCATTATTCAAGCTCACAATGAAAGAAGCTCAATGGGTGTCTCGTAGGCCTAAGAATTTTGATAGCATTTCGAATAAATATCTTGAGAGGATGTATAAAGGTGGAGTGTATAATCGGATCGTAGGGGTTAATCCAGCAATGATGCAAATGGATAAACCTTATTCGTATATTGATGAGGATGAGACATATAGACCAAGTATGAGTTTAAGTAAAGCTAACCCAAAATAAAAAGAAAGATATGAAATTTAAAAAAGGAGACAAGGTAAGAATTAAGAGTTTAGAATGGTATAACACTAATAAGGATTCTAGTGGAGATATTGATTGTCAAGTTGGATTCGAGGAAGATATGCTTAAATATTTCGGATTAGAGACTACTGTAACTTATGCTGATGGATCATACAGGGTAGATATTGATAATGGTAAGTGGTCTTGGGAGGATATGTTTTTCGAAGAGGACATTCCAGACAACACGAAAAAATACGGGCAAAAGGATGAAGATATTATTACAATCTGCCAAAACCGAAACCTTTCATTCTGTTACGGTAATGCTCTGAAGTATGCAAAACGCATTGCAATGGTAGCTGAAATGCCTGATGATGAACAGCATCTATATAAACATACTTATCATAAGGGTGGACAGTTAGACTTAGATAAGATGGAGGATTATATCAAAAGAGAGGCAGAAGTAGATTATGAGTCGGCTGAGTTCTTATTTGAGGAATGCATGGAGATCTTAGGGGATGTCGCATAAGCATACTTGGAACGTTCAAGTGATAAAAGGAAAGACTCTGTTAAAATTCCCGAATAAAGAAACGGGTGAGATGGAGTCTTATTTCGAAAAAGAGGCTACTTTAGGAGAAATGTTAATGATGGTTAAGAAATCAATTTTAAAAAATAGAGAAGATGAATGATAAAATTAAATGGTTTGGTAGATATTTAGGGTGTAAATGTTCAGTGCAAGGTGAGCGCGACCCACTTAAACTTATAGGTGTGGATTCTGATAATGTTGCAGATTGGGCATGTTTCAAAAGCAAAGCCTTATTACCTCAAGTCGTTGACGATTGTGTTTTAATTCTAAAAGAGCTTAAGAATATAGGTAATGAGGATTTTGCTGAAATAAATAAATTAAGAAATAATATTCATGGAACAGACGACGTAGTGTTTGAAGATAAGCATGAACTCTTACACTCGTGGCACTTCCTACCAGAAGAAGTAGACTTCCTGCGCTCCAAAGGTTACGCAATCGGAATCCCTAAAGAATATTATATTACGGAGGATGAATTAAAATAGAGAGAGATGAAAAATGATATTGAAAGACTTAAGAGTGCTGTTGATTTATTAAAGTCAGCACTGGATGAAGACACATTAGATTTATACGATTCGTGCGATGAGTCGAAATTCTACATTAGCATCGCTGGTTACATGAGTGGAGATTATCTTGATGTCTACTTCTCTAGCTACAGTCCTAAGTGGAATAATGAGATAGACTTAAGTATGTGTGTCACTGAATGTGTTCCAGAACTTGAAGTTTTACTGAGTGATTATTCAGATTTATTTACATACGAATCATGAAACCATATCTACAGAAAACAATTATGAACACATGGGACTTGATTGACAGAAAATCAGGTCGCATTATAACACATGACTACTATGGCATCGAAAGCAAGAATGATAGCAGCTCGCAAGGGTATGATCTCAAAGAAGAAACAGGAAGAAACAAAGAAGGGTGTGATATTTCGCCTAGAGAATCCTGATAATATCGAATATAATGACACCTCTATTCTCTACTGCTCAAGTGTTTTGGGAAATTTAGTTTACTGCCCATGTCGAGGTAATGAGTTTATTATCAGTAAGTTTGAGGAGTATAAAATTAAAGAGGTGATATTAATTGTACTGAAAAACACTGGAGATGCTATCTTATGAAAAAAGAAATAAATTACCACAGCTTATTCGAATCCCTACCTAGAGTGACTGGGCTTCCTTGGGTTCGTAAAGGTAGAAAGTATTACGGATCATTCTATCTTGATGGTACGAAACATCCCAGACGAGACAAGTCAGTGGCTTACATGAAAGGAGATAAGATTGTATTAGTCGAGCAGGGTAAAGGTACGCAGGACTTATGGCAATTATTCTCGGATCGAGGAATAACGGATAAAGAAGTTGGAGATTTCTTAAGAAGTGAATCTGACTCTAATTTCGTACCACCTCCATTTGTCGAACCAGAAGTTAAGTATGTATTCAGATCTTCAATGGATAAAACACTAGGGTTGCATTCTGACAATTTATTTATTTGGCTGTGCAGTTTATTCCCAAGAAAAGATGTAATCCAAACATATAATCTCTACAATGTCGGATCTATGTATAATGGAAACACTTGCTTTTGGATGATCGATGAGAAGCAAAATATCTGCCACGATAAGATAATGACTTACGATCCCAAGACTGGCAGTAGAGATAAAGGTAGATATGGTAATGGTCGTAGATTCCAATATGATTTCGGATTTACTTCTACTCCTGCTTTTGGAGATCATCTTCTTGATAAATTCCACGGACAGAAAATTTATTGTGTCGAAAGCGAAAAAACAGCATTATTATTCTATTTAACATATAAGAAGTTGTGTATTGCAACATCAGGCTCGTCCTGCTTATATAAAGCAAAGCCAAACCACACATTATTAGGCGATTACGATAAAGCAGGAGAGAATTGGTATAACTCTGGAGGTGTAAATTGGTGGGATCATTATGACGAAAAAGTAGAAGACGGTGATGATATTGGTGATATTTTAGTAAAAAAAAGACTTAAAATCCTTGCAGGTTAGGAAACTTATGTGTAGATTTGAATAAACAAAAACGAAAAAGATATGAAAAAAGAAGATTTAGTAATTGGTAAAGAGTATTACGGCACTGACGAGCCTGATTATATAATTGAGCTTACAGGTTTCGATGAAGATGGCGATCCTGAATTCGATAAGCAGCTTGATTGCTGGTATATGGATACTTTTCTTAGATGTTTTAAACCTGTAGACTAATATGATAGACATAGAAGAAATATCGTCAGAAGACATGATCGTAGAGTTAGACTTAAGAGGCGACACTCCCGTGGAGATAGAAATAGAATATGAAACCGAATATATCGAAACAATAGTGGAAGTTGAAAAGCCAATCCATGATTTATACAGACATTTATGTGATATTTGCGAGGTTGGATATTACACCAGTAAAGAAGATATACTAATTAAATTAAAGGAGAAGATATAAAATGAGAGAAAAGTTTGATAAATTTTTAACTAAACACGGTATGAGGGAAGAGTTTACCACTGAGCTTACTGAGTGTGAAAAAACACCATACCGAACAATATCGGAACTGATCGCAAAATGTGATGATGAGTCAGAATTAATTGCAGAGGCGTTCGTGTGGAAGTTGAATAACTGGGCTGTCATCGATAGAGAGTGGCGTATCGAATGTAACACTAAAAAGCGTTTTTACTGTAAGGAGAAAGGGTTTGGGGTATGAAAATGAAAGTTAGCGTAGGAAGTGTTGAATTCACGGAAGAGAATGGCACTGAATCCCAATTCGACATGGTTAAAGAGGCATTTATGGAAGGAACTAAACCTGTAATGTTTAATTTCAACAATGGCCCTGTGATAATTCACCCAGAATATTATAAGCTACATCCAATAACTATTACTAAAATATAGAAAAGATGAAAGAAGAGTTGAAACAGGTATTGAATCTCCCGAAATCGGGGAGGAAGGAAATATCAGAACTTCTAGATATACCAGAAGGTAAGGCTAGAAACCTAGTCTTTATTAGGGATAACTACAGTGTGATATCTGAGGTTATGAGTGAAGAGACTCTTAAAATGGGTCAGAAGTTAGCAGCAAGCAAACAGAAGTTCCAAGACATTAATAGAATCGAAAGAAAGCTTTTTAGGGACGATATAAGGCTATATAATGCTTTATCCGAACAAACCTTAGAGTTGACAAACTTATTAAAGCACGAGTCATTTAAAATAGCCACAAACCCATATTCTGAATCAAAGTCTGCACCACATGGTATTTTTCACATTTCAGATCCGCACGGTAACGAGCTTGTATCGCTTCCGCACAATATGTACGACTTTACAATCATGTCGAAACGTGTAGAGAAGCAAGTTAAGGAGTCGATTAAGTACTTTAAATCTGATAATGTGACTAACGTAACTGTCTGTATGACAGGAGATATGCTTAATTCTGACAGAAGAAAGGACGAAATTGTTGCGATGGCTACGAACAGATCATGTGCTCAATTCTTAGTTGCTCAAATCTATATCAATGCGATGCTAGAACTTAATCAGCATTTCAATATCTTCTGCTCTTATGCGGATGGCAATGAATCTAGAGTTGGCGAACATATTGGATTTGAAGACACAATCGCATCTGACACTTATGATACTGCAATTTACAATATCTGTAGGATGATGCTTGATGATAAAAAGGGCTTTACCTTTGATGACCGACTAGGAGCTAAGAAAGTAATCTCTGTAAATGGACAGAAAGTGCTTTTAATACACGGCCACCAGAAGTTTGGAGGCGATCCAACAGCAGCAGTTGGTAAGTTGGTTGCTCAATATGCAAAACAAGGAATCAACCTTAGATATGTATTGTTTGGACACCTACATCAAGCGGTAATTAGTGAGCTTTTTGCAAGATCTGGAAGTACAGTTGGTGCAAATGCATATAGCGAGGATGGATTAGGATTATCAAGTAGAGCAAGCCAGAACGCATATAAGGTTTGGGCTGATGGTAGAATTGATGGTACAATGATTGACCTTCAGGATTATTCGGAATATTTAGGCTATCCAATTCAAAAAGAGCTGGAAATGTACAATGTCAAATCAGCATCTAAAGTGAAAGGTGTTAGTATTTACGAAACAGTATTAAGTAATTTGCATTAAAAATCAGAAAGGGTGTCGTAACGGCATCCTTTTCTTAAAACAAATAAGATGATAATAGAATTAAAAGAGATTACCCTGAAAATGGGAGAAGAGTTTAAATCAGTAAGTTACCCTGAAGATGGGGTTTATTTCGTAACAGCATCCCCAAACAACAAGGATCAATCTGCAACCACAAGTATTGTTATGGTTGAAAACGGAGGCATTGCTCTTGGTGGTATTAGCAGAAAAACTATAGAGTCTCAGTACGCTCCAAAACCAGAAACTGTAGAAGTTGAGAAGGAGGTGGTAATTAAAGAAATTGGAGGTATTACTGAAGCGACTTTACTTGAGGCAATGCGAATCGCAGCAGGAACGAAAAAGTAGATTTGCCACCCTCAAAATAAAGTTGTATATTGCAAGTATTACAATACATCTTTTCTTTACTTTTCTTTTTTTTAGCCATCGGGATTCCTTCTCGGTGGTTTTTTTGTGCTCACATCTGGCGTGTAGACATAAAAAAGCCCAGCTCAATTAAGAACTGGGATTAGCTTTGTTACGGCATTGCGTTTTTCAACAACTCTGAAGATACACCTCTCCGTATATTATTACATTTTTCAATAGTCTCGACTGGATCGTAAAATTCAACACCTTTTTTTCTGATTTTCTGTAGCTTATATCCATTATGCCCCATCCACCATAAGAAATAGTCTATTGTGAATACGTGAGCATCTACCCAATTAACATCTTCAAGAACTTTAGTCTCTCCATCTTTCCATTGCCCATAAATAGCTTTGAATAAATCTTTTTGATCGTGGAAATCTTTCATAAAATCAGGCAGATGTTCGCCACCATTCATGTACGTTTTTGTATTCATATCTTCTTTTATTTTAGTTTCCTCAAACCTAATCATTATATTCCTAACGACCAAACTTTTGAGCACAAAAAAAAGCGACCCTCTCAGATCGCTCGTGATATCCACTAACCTATTCCAGTGTGATATCCTATATGTAATGTACAAAATATTTACGATTAGCGCAAATCACCATCTCCTTTAATAACACCTCTTTCTAATCTAGATTGAAGCTTATCGATATTCATTTGAAGGATCTCTTCTAAATCAAGCCCGTAGTAAAACATTACACACAAAGCTTTAGTGGTAGGATGTTCTGTTCCGCATAGGAATTCAACGAACTTATCCTCTGTAATTTCAGCAGGAGTGTGATTATTATAATCATCCCAAACCCCGTACGCTTCTTTTAAAATATTATTCCCTTCTAAGAAGTCAATCTCAGATGTCATCCACATACAGTCACCAGCTTCTTTCTTTAGATCCTCCAAACCCAACTCTTTATCTCCTCGAAAAGACTTGGCAATTTTTCCCACCAATTCTCCAATCTCTTCTTGTAATCCTAAATACGGGTAAGCTCTATGTTCGTATGATGCGAATTTATGTGCTTCTTCTTGGTAATTGTGTCTTGTAATCTTCATCTTGTTGTATATTTTTAAGTAAAAAGGACGACTAAAAAGCCACCCTAAGTTATTCATTATCAGTTAGTTAGAATGGGAGATCGTCCTCTTCTGGTGCAGGAGGCATGTCGGCAGCATTGAATTCTGGCATCGAAGCACTCGCAGCTTCACCTTTCTCAATTCTCCACGCTTCAAGATTCGAGAAGTAATTTACTTTCCCATCTTTCTCCCATTTACGTCCTTTGATATTAAAGTGAACCGTAATCATATCATCTACTGAGATATCATCTAATAATTCACAGCGATCTTGAGTTGCTTGGAATTTAATAAAATCGTTCCAGTCAGGATTTCTTTCATTCTCAACTTCGATTACAAACTCTCTTTTCTTAAACTTATCACTAATCTGCTGTGTATCCTCTTTCAAGATAACTTTTCCTAATTGCTCGAAACTACTCATCTTACTTATGCTTTTTTAATTAAATTAATAAATTGTTCAATACTTACCTCTTCAAGGTTGTTAACTTCATCTCCATTCCATAAGCCATCCATGCCTAGCTTTATAATAGGCCATTCGCAGCTTAATGTCGCATTAGCCTCATCAACCAGCTCTGGCTTAACCGAATAAGCTCGAATAAAGTCAGCTTTACTCTTCGCAACACAATAAACATCCTCCAACTTAGGTTCAACCCAAAGTCCATCAGTGCAAACATAACCTCTCGATTTGAATTCTTCGATTTTACCTTCACGTTCAGATGCGTGGGCTTCTCTAATAGATTTCACTTCGACTAATCCAACACCTTCAACTCCAATAAGACCTAGATCATCTAAACCTTCTCGCATCTGTAATATGGTATTTTCATTTACTACGACAAAGTCACCTTTCTTTGGCTCATATTCGTCTTTAATAGGCTTCATAATTACTTCGACATCCATTTTCAGGTCAGTCTCTTTAAGGAAATCAACAATTCCCTCTAATGTTTTAATTTGATTCTCATTCATTTTCTTTTGTTTTTATTAGTACATGACAAATCTACTACTTCTCTTTTAATAATGCAAGCAAATTTGAAAATAAAATCGTTTTTACACCAGTTTTTTTTATGTAGTCCATTACAAACTGAGCAGGAATGCCCTTTCCACGACCTTCTATGTAATCCCAAAACATTTCAACTGATGTTATAAATGCACCTTGACCACACTTTTCTACTATGAACTTGGCTTGATTATAAACATGCAAACTGTCATGTCTTGAGTTTTCGGTTTTTAATTCAAGTCCATGACATCTGTGATTACTAAACCACATTAAGTCTGAAACTGATTTACGCACTCCCATACCTAGTTTTGCAGCCCCCTCAGCTCCGTTCGATCCATTTGCATCATATCCTATCAAATCATTTTCCCTCTCAGGATATCGGTCGTAATAAGCTACTACGATCGACTGTTGTAATTTCGACTCTGGTGGGAGATCTATTTTCTTTTTACGCTTCGCCATCATTTCGAGAGCCTCCTTGCGTGACGTGGGTTTCTTAGTTGCCATCCTTCAATATACAGAAAAAGCGGCAATCCACAAAGGAATTACCGCTTTAATTGCAAAAATCAACAACAAATTTTTACCAACTGCCTTTAATAGTTTTCTCTCTTATACTTCTTATATATTCAGTATCAGAATTTATCAGCGCTGTGTTTTCTTCTAAATCAGAGTGGATGTATTCGAAAGACTTAATTCTGCTTGAATCACCAACGATATCTTTTAATAAGCCAATACAATTACTTGAAATCATTTTAGATAAATCATCATTAATGTAGATATACATCAACTCGTCACACTTATACAACTCCTGCTCTTTCATCCATACTCCCAGCCAAGATTTATGATCGATATGGCACGATGCTACAATCTTATCGTAATCCCATGCAGTAAGGAATTCTTCTGGCTTTCTAGATATATCTTCTAAATATACGCAATCTGGTGTTTTATCTTGATCTTTTCTAAATGAAAATCTACTTCTATTATTAAAGTAAAATCTCATACAAGATTCTTTATATTCTGCATCACTAAAAACATCGATAGCACTATCTCTAGTCCATTTAGACGCATTTGAATCATCCCAGTATTCTCCGTAAAAACCAGCTTTTCTCGCATTATGTCTTGCATGTAACATCATAGCAGTAGTCATACCACCACCTCTTCCTGCTCCGATTAAAATAAAATCTGCCTTAGATTCTAATACTTTTTGTTGCATTCCTTTTTGTGCTGTAATCATCTCTTTTGTTTTAGTTTATGTGAATATAAGTAAAAATCCCCACCGAAGCAAGGATTTTAATGATTATTTATACTGCCTAATTAGTCTGTAAATAAACGGGTATTTGTATCCCATCCTCAACATCTCCTGCTTAAATTCCGCTTCACCCCTTCGAAACAAAGTTCGCCACACCCACGCTTGTTTGAAACCAGATAATTTCGCGTGAGCTTTTAACCCTTCAACTGTCATTTCATCAAAGCTATCAGCATCATTTTCGACAATCTCAATTAATTCTGCCCGCTTTTCAAGCTTGTGTCCTGAAAACCTGTGGCCGCACTTACAAATATCAGCACTAGCTAAAACTAATCTACCACAACCATACTTACCTTTGGAATCTTTACTTTTAGGATCACACTCTTTCATTGATGGAACTCCCACTGTATCAGACTGTTCGTGAGCGAGTTCCCATTCGAAATCATCTTCCGACCTTCCTAATCGCTGAACATTTGTACCCATATCAAGAATAATACAATCTTTTTTACCTTTAGAAGCTCTAACACCCCTTGCGTATATTTGTATCATCAACGGGAGGCTCTGACTGGCTCTATTGATTATCACACAGCCTAAAGGTTTATAATCAAAACCGATCGAGAGTATGGATATACAAATCACACCTTGAGCTACTCCATTCTCTAATGCTTTTTTAACATCAGATTGATTTATTGAATATTGCTTGTATTTCTGATGAAGATCGTAAGTTTCTTTATAATCTAAATATCGCTCCCATCCAATCCCTTCTTTTTTCTCAGGTTCTTTTGGCTTGTTAATAGTAGATATCGTGTAGAATGTTTTAATTCCAGCTTTATTAAATTCAACCGTTGTACGAATAACATGGGCAATACTGGTGCAGAAACATAGGAATTGCCTATTCTCACCATGTTTTTTATATTGCGATATCACACCCTCGTAACGCTCAGGAGAATTAAAGTGTTCGTAATTAGATTTAGTTTGGAAATCACCAGTTGAATTATCAACCTTAATACCACTAACGTCATCTGGAACTACAAAATATCTACATGGAACTAATCTGCCTTTCGCAATAAGTTCTTTTACAGAAATTGACGGAACTATAACGTCCCAATCTAATAATAATTGTCTCTGATTGCCTGATCTTCGGGGACTTCCAGAAAAACCCACCATTCTCGTATTATCAACTAATCCGCTTTCAAACAGGTAGTTACAAAAGCTTAAGTGTGCCTCGTCTATGAGAATTAAATCCAATGAGCTTACGAAATCACAATACTCTTGAGTTTTCATCCTAGACTGCAATGTTTGCAAAGAAGAGCAGTAGAGTAACTGATCTAAATCCGCATCTCGCTCATCATTAAGCACAATCATATCCTGCAAGCCATACTCTTCTAATGACTCATTATTTTGTCTAAGTAAAACCAATCTGTGACTAAGGACAAGAACCTTGCTCTTTTTAGCCACAGCCTGACTAGCAATATCCGCGATGCAGAAACTCTTCCCGCCACCACAAGGCATTGTAGCCATTACGTGCGGAAATTTAGTTAGTGCATTACGGATATCATTAACGAACTTCTTCTGATAATCGAATAGTTCTATTTTACTCATCAATATTGCCTATCAGTGAGTCGAACTGTTTATTAGTCCAATTAGCAGCCCTAAATATATAATCTGTTATTTTTAAATCCTTATCGACTATGTAATTAACACAACTAAGTATCGCGAAAATAACACTAAGTATAAATTCTAATATTAATAACAATAATCCACACACCATTACAGTTATAAGTATTATTATTCTCCTAATTACTCTCACACCTCTCTTATTTTTTTCGTTAATTAAAGACGCGAGATTATCCCACGCCTTATTGAACTGATCTAATGCTTCTGCTAAAGTTCTATGTCGCTCCATATCACACCCTTCTTATATAATTGATACATTATCTCAGCTTCATGTATCGCATCATCTCCTGCTCTATGGATTTCCTTATATCCAGTGTTCTCTCCCATTAAGTGAACCCAAGCTTCATCAACCGATGCGAATTTACCACGACCACGACCACTCTTATAGGGCAGGTCAAACCATTTAGCAGAAGTCTTCATAGGACATGGTAATTCATTTGGTAATGAAAATCCACGACTACGCAACCACCCGCAATCGAAACTACTGTTCCAAAAACTAATGTTTTCGTACTTATCTAAAATGGACTGAATTTCTTGCTCGTAAACTTCAAAAGGCTCACTGACACGAACTTCTTCATGTGTCATATATCCGTTTTCGAACAACCAAGCTTTTCGATCTTTAGCTGACAATCCTTTTTCTCGGAACACTTCATCGAATAACGGCTTTATTTTTCCATTCTTTAGGTTTAATTCGACAAGTCCGACTTCAAGCAAGCATCCCTTACTTGGCTGTAAATCAGTGGTCTCCACATCACCGATCAAAACAAAATTACTACTTTTCTTTTTCATATCTCTTTATTTTAACATTTCAATCCAAACTTCAGTAATCTTAATCTGCTCCTTATAAAATTCACAAACACAATTGTCATAATCGAAATCCATCCAGTCATAATGTTTCAATATGACTGAACTGTTCTCAGTAGTGGCATTTATATCTTTAAATGTAATATTAACTCCAGAACCGTAACTTGTATAATTCATCGACACATCAAGTGATTCTGATCTAATTTTAGATAATATAATCTTACTGACCTTAATAATATTTGCATCAAGCTTCTTCTGTAATCTCTTAGCTTCTGCTTTTCTGTGATTTACTAATTCATCTGTTGCGAACATATTCTATTTTTTTATTATTACATATAATCTTCTGGATCATGATCGGATTCTTCATATTCCCATTCGTGACCACAATCCATGCATCTAAACGCATCGCATTCCATCGAAACTTCATCCGACTCGCATCTAGGACATGGATCTGGGTCGCTTTGATTCCAAGGAGCGTACTGATTGTCAGCTCCCATCGGATAGTTGAAATTATCCATTCTGCACCTCCACGAAAATAAAATTAGGCACTCCGAAAGGCCCAAGAAAATCGGTACATTCAAAATCTCCTAACTTAAGATCCATGCATCTATTTCGCTGACCATAGCATGATTTGCAAGAGTCTTCTATGCGCTCTTCACATCTAAGCTTCACACCGTCAAGTTCGAATTCATCGCCAATTTCGTATTTTTTCATCTTATTTCGTTTTAGTTTCTGTAAATCTACGCAACCTTTATTACAATTCTAAATAATTTTTATCTTTCCACCATTTATTTATATCCTTGGCTTTATATTTATATTCAGCCACAAGTAAGATGAATTCATAAACTCTAGGAATCCTATACTCTATCTGTTCGATTAAATCCTGAAACTCCTCTCGCTTATACTTAAATACTAATGCTCGATTATAAGGCAATCCAGTTTTATTATTTACATGGGCATTGTAGATACAGTAGTGAACTTCTGTGCAGTGTGGAGATGCGACTAAATGTGTTGCTAGTTGATATTCATACTCAGCTTTAACATCCTCTTTTTTTGTCAGATTAGGATCGGTTAATGTTATGGCTTTAATTCTATTGCTGCATGACTTTATTTCACCAACAGCATACTCCTCACCATCTGAGTTAATCACAAAGTAGTCAGTCGAATCTCCTCCTGCTTCTCCTGCGTATGTTCTGAATTCGATTGCTCCATCAGAATGTGTTCCTGAAATTATCGAGTCCATTCCAGAATTCTCTTCTAGCCATTCAATAGCCATAATCTCACCCATCTTCCCAAAATCAAGGCTGTATGCGTGGATTTGATCTGGCATGTCATTCTCTCGAATATATGTAGCTTTCTCATTAATGTACGCTATAGCAGACACACCGAACTGAGGAGTTAAATCCTCCCCAGTTTTCTTGTCAACCTTTTTCTTGCCTTTTTTAAAGCAATTGTCAGTTTCCGATGCAGTTATTCTATGCGCACGATCAATAAGCCATTGGACTTCCTTATCGCTTAATTCTTCTTGCATAATAGTTCTTTATCAGCTTTAGTTAATTCATATTTCTTCTCAACCATTTCAATCGTATTATTCTCATCTTCCAACCACTTAACGATATCAGCCCAGTTTTTTGATTCTGGAGTAAGCTTAATTTTCTTTACAGCTCCAGTTGCAGTAATCTTTGGTTGAGTTGGATAAACGTAAAGAATTTCACCCTCTCCATTTGGCTCTTGAGGGTTCTTTCCCCAAGTCGCACCGATTGTAACAGGAATATCCTTCCAAAAATCGGTGTCACGATACTTGAGTTTCCAATCCTTAACACCATCTTTTACCATTTTTCTCTGAACGAATGCAGCAATTTGCTTACTCATTTTTGAAGCTAGAATAATATCTCGCTTAATGAATTTATTTGGATAAAGCTTGATTACGAACTTATCTTTCTTACTCATTCCGAGCTTGCAGTTCATAACCTCTACAACCTCTTTAATTACTACGTCGCACTTAGGCTGCGGGAGATCCATTACTTGAAGATACTCCGACGTGCGCTTCTTGTGTTTTCTATAATCTGCCATCTTATTCTTCCTCCTTTAAGTTAGTATATTTCACAAGTAATTCCCTAATTATATCCTCTAGAGCATCATCGCCCTCGCTTGAAATAGTGACTATATTGCCAAATTCTTCACATTCAACATCAATGTTATCACCAACTGCATCAGATATGCTGTCTAGAGTGTTTATTATTAAATCCTCGATGTCATCAGCTTTTCTAATCTCATCTAAAGCGTCACAATATCCACCCCAATTATCAACACCAGCAGCTTCTAACGCATTCAATACAGCTTCAGATCGCTCCAACTCTTTAAGTCTACTCTTAGTTACTTTTACATCACTCATTCTGAATCCTCCTTATTTTCAGTCATTAATTTCACTTCTTCCAGTGCTTCATCCTGCTCATCATCTCCTATTACTTCTGCTGCTTTTTCTTGACACAGTTTAATATGCTCTTTGATCATATCGGTTGAAATCTTCAAATATGCATCGATATCTTCCTCTTTCATCTCAGTACCATTATATGCGTTTCTGACTAGATTAAAGAAGCTGTCGGTAGCGTAAATGATTTCTGCATTATGACACATAGATGACATGTAATACATCGCTCTAACTTGCGTCTCCATGTGTTCTCGCATATCTTCTTTGTCGGATAGCTGTAGCAAATAAGAATGTAGGTAATTCCCTACTCCTACAACTGTTTTCCACTGAAGAGATTTTGACTCGATCTCTAATTTCTCCTCACTGAAACGCAATTCGAATGCGTCTAGTTGGATTTTTTTTAGCGTTTGCTTACTGTTCTTTTTTGCCATTATAGTAACTCTTTTAGTTTTGATTTAGCCTCATTTATATCAGATTCCCATTTCTTAATTAAAATAGGTTTTACTAAATCCCAGTCTGAATCAGAAAGCATCATGCCAAGCCATTGTCTTGACGGAATATCTTGATTTATCTTCTTGGTGGTATCGTCTATGATTTCAGTAAGATTCTTGTATTCTTCATTCATCTCATCTTATTTTAAGTTGGGGCATATTTCAGCCCCGTTAATATTATTTCTCATTACCCCACTCATCCCTAGGTGTAATGTCAACTCCAATCTTCATCTGGTCGTTTACTTGGCTAAACTTCTTAACACTTTCTCTTATCCCTGCATTAACCTCATTGAGAGCATTAGTCGTATTTTCAGTAATTCCCTCAACCACACTTTGTAGATTATATTCGAATACATCCATTATAGGACTCTCGGAAATAGCAGGGGTCTCATATGGCGCAATCATATCCGAAAGACACTCATCTAAGAACTCGTAGGCATGCTTTACGTTGTTTGCTTCTACTAGCATGTATTCCACTGTCTTCTTTTCTTTCCCACTATCAGAATCCACATCAACGAATGTCACCTTAGTCTTAAAGAATCTGTCACCATCTGGATTACGGAATACCTGAGCGATATTAGATGGACTCATATTTGATATAATGAAATCTCCTGAGATCATCTTCTCAAACTCCTTAGTCGCTAACGCCTCACCCTCTGTGAATGATACAGCATCGAATAAATAAGGCTCGGTTACCTTCTTAGTTTTTCCGTCCTCTAATGTTTTTTGGTACTTTACTTTAGTTTCGAACTTCATCTTATTTTGTTTTAAATTGTTTTACAAATATAATGCACTCTTTTGAGTATTCCTAATTATTTTTAAGTTTTTTTATCAGAACGGACAATCAGAGGTAATAGGCTTTCTTAATAGTGACCTAAGTCTTTTTAAACTCATAAACTTGCCATCTATACAATATCCAATCATTCCATTTTTAGATATTTGCTTTATTCTTCTTCCTGTTCTTAAATTAAAACATTCGTTTAGCTCATTCCATACGTAATAAGGGTGAGTTGAAAGTTCATATTTTACTGTATAAGTTATTGAAAATGTTTTCGTTGATAGGAAGTTAAAGTTGTTTTATAAAGTAGTTACATGGCATTAGTCGAGTCTGGTTATTTTGTTTACTATTATGTTTTTAAACCCATTGTCTTCCAGCACCCTTACTGCGTCTTTGAGATTCTCGGCGTAAAACAAGTAATTGTCGTAGTCGTATTTGATCTTTATCATGCTTTTAACGCCATGTAACAACACCTAAATTGTATTGCCATGGTCTTTATTGGTTATTTGAAGTGTTTTTGGTCGGCAACACAACTTAGCCTTGTCCATTAGAGATCATAACGCTAGCAAGCTAGCTTAAAATTCCTTCATTTATAAATTCTCTTATATCCGTTGTTTTTTAAAGCTCTATCAATTAATCGCAAATTTCTAGTTGCTTCAATTGTGAAGTCACCACCTTCACCACACATAGCACTTATGGTATCGGCAACATCTAAGAATGCCAAAAATTGTGCTTGAGTTAATTCTAATTTTATCTTTTTCGCCATGATTATAATTTATAAATTCTCGGTCTTATTATGATCAACGCTAAAAAACAAGTATTGTACATAATTTTAAGGTCAAAACATTCAAGAAAAAGCGCAGCGCATAACAATATGCATAAATAATGCGCTGGCTCTCGTATCAACCTATCCCCCTCTCACGTGTGATCATTTAATGGCACAAGGGTTTCTGGGCGCACTCCCTACCCATTCTGCACCATCATACACAACTGGGAAGTAAACAAATTTTTCACCCCATGCTGTAAAGTATGCACCCTTGCTCCCACCGTAGCCATCATTAAACTCTTCTATGAGTTCTGCATCTGTTAGCGTAGTTTGCATCTTTGTAAAATCATCCCCACGCACATTAAATTCTTCTTGTAGTATTTCTTTCCAATTTGCCATCGCTCTTAAATTTTAAAGTTTATATTCTCGTTTCAACATTTCTGCGTATTTGTAAAGCACACTATTCACACATTCAACGTTACATCTTTCACACTACAAACATACAACACATAAATCACGTGAACAAATAAATCCCCCGCAACTTTCATTACGAGGGATTATTTATATTCATTCTAATTAAAGTTTCTCGTCTAAAATCGAGTTAAGAACTTCATTTTTAAGGATATATGGGTTTCCGTCATACCATCCTTTTTCTTTGATTAAATCTTGCATCGCTTTCCTTTCAGTTGGTCGAACAAAGCTTCTGCGCTCCAATTCCAAGTGAGCTTCATCCCAGATCTCTTCAATATCCTTCTGCCTTTGAGCTTCTGCAGCCATTTTCTGCAACTCCTCTAATTTACTCTCGGCTGTTTTCTCTACGACTGGAGCGTCATAATAAAACTGCAACACTTTTCGGATACGATATCTGAATCCTTTATCCTTTACACATCTACCATTTTTATAGATAGCGAAATCATCTTTCCCGAACTCTCGCTCTACTTTAGCAATACACTCAACACCCTCTGGATATTCATCTACCTTAGACGGCAGGGATTTGAGTTTGTACATTTTTAGCACTTCTTGTCTCTTCATCTTCTATTTGTTTGGTTAATCGCTCCACTTCTTCGGGAGTCGCATATTCATTTATTTCCGCAGCAGTCTCTTTGGATAATACACTAGCTTGCGTCAATAGTGCAATCTTCTGAGCTACTTCCATTGTATTTGCAGGAACATATACATCAATCTCAGAGATAACATCCAACTTCTTCATGTCAGTACTTCTACCTTGCTCCATCCCCATACCTTCCATTGTAATCGATTCGATTTGATTCAGGAAGCTATGATAATTAGGAGCTTTATCTAACGCATATTGGATTGCAGGATTGTAGTAATTTCTAATCGCTGCACCTGTAATATCACCACCTTTAAGATCTGCGTTTCTAATAATAACAGTTCCAGTGATATCAAATAATTGATCAAAGTATGTCTCAATCTCATACTTAAATCCTGGACTTACATCGTTCTGTTCCAGTAACTTAGCCTCTGAATTCTCTTCACCTAAGATAACTTTTCCTTGAGTTCCCTTTGCAGGTAAAACTTCAATATCACCAGTAAGAGATAATATTCCAAGTGCGAAATAAGCATCAGATTCTCGAAGGTCAGATAAGGTTCTTTCAAGTGTCTCAATCAACTCCTGCCCATCCCCCCATGCTACATCTGCGTTGCGCTGATATGCTACAGGAACTTGTGTGAATCCATGAGCAGCAGAGTCAATGAGAGTCCATCTTTCGTCCTTTAATCCTAGATACTCTAAAGTCCTAGCGAATCCACTCTTCTTCTCATCTGATAACTGAGCGTAAGTTTCAACCTTTCTTTCTGAGATAACGTCAATAGTATCTACAGTCACATCTTCGTAGGTTGACTTGTATCTGCGAACAAAATACTCGAGAGTTGAGCCATCTTTGTGATAGGTTGGAATAAGTGAATCTCCATTTTCATAAGACCATACATTCCACTTCAATCTACCTTTCTTATCCTTGAAGAAATATACTGCACCATCACCTGTATTTAGAGCGGATTTAATCCCTAAGTACATTGCTTGATGAACACCTTTAGATTTGCGATATTCCTTGTAATCGATAAATAAGTCACCATCCGACTTTTTAGTTGCCGTAAGTTTTGGAGCATTACCGATAAGATGAACTGCTTGTTTGAGCGAAATCATCTTCTGTAATGACAATCCAACTCTAGATACTAGTTCCTTTCTTACGAAATTCCCTTCCTCGTCACTAACTACTTTATCAGGATATATCGATGTATTGTATATTTTATGTCCTCTAACGTCATATTCAGCAGCAAATTCAGCTTGAGTCATCTCGATATAACGAGTCTCTGGAGCTAATACTTCACTGTAGGCTACGCTTCCTATTACCGATTTCTTTTGCTCCTTTTTCGCCTCGGGAGCTGCTTGCCTAACGAAAGGCTTTTTAACTAATAATTTATTGACTTGACTCATAAGCTGTAATATAATGAAAATATGGGAGACTAGCAAAGTAGTCTCCCTTGTGATTATCTTATAAGAAAACTACAGTTAGATGTTCTGATATTGTCGTAAGGCGAATCTGTAACTCTACAAAATAATTCTACATAGTCACCATTAGTGAAATTATAGTAAGGCATCATCATTGATATACTCATTGTGTCGTTTGGCTCAATAGTAGCTTTCTTGTTAGGATATGGATTATTAGCCTCGTCCCCATTAATTCTAAATTGCCACTCTAACTTCCTAGTATTTACATCATCGTGATGACCAGTGAATGTTGCAAATATACTTAACCCTTCACCTCCGTTATTGTAAACCCATCTATTATTAATTAAATCAAATGTGAAATTCTTTTCAAGTTCAGGCGTAAAAGTAGCGTCAACTTTATACCATTGCGACTGATTAGTACATATCGTTTCTTCATACCCGAAGTAACCAGCAGCCCAAGCTATATCTAATTTATCATCAACATAACTCTCTTTAGCTAGGTTGTCAAATGAAAACACCTGCCTGTCATATTCAACGTACAACTCTAATGAGCTGTTGCCCAATAGATCACCGCCGTCATTTTCCCATTTATTAGTAAATTCAATCACCTGATCCTTAATGTATCTTTGTGGAGTGGAAGTGCCTTCAAAATAGAAATCTATCTTATGTAAGCCAGCCCCAATAAGATCAACTCCTATATCATCAGCGTATTTGAATTTATCTGGATAACTCTCTATTATCTTATTGGTTGTTAGTGATTTAGCTTGAAATCTAAAATTCCTAACCGTTCCGTTAGTCTTAACGTATAACGCATTCATTATGAAGTTATCTAAAAACTGAACACTAACGACTCCACCTGATGATAATACCGTATCAGAGATACCTTGAAATACTTGCCTTTCTTCCGCTTCAGCACAAACCTCAAACGTATTGCTGCAGCCGCTTTTATCAATCTCCTGATATGGTATTTGATATTTAGAACCAGTTATGTTTGATGTATTGATCTGCTGAGGGCCACTGCCAGATAATCCAAGCCCATCTCCAAGTATATATGTCGCTGGTATTGAATCCACTCCTGCCTCGGCTACTATAACAGTTGACACTCTTATTTTTCCATCTTCATCTTGAGATATGTTAGACCCATTAAGATTACCTAACCCATCACTTTTAGGAATCACTCTGTTAGCCACATTTATATCGCCCCCTTCTATAGAGGGCTTAACGAAAAAAGAGTCAATCTCCAACTTTAAATCTTCAAGAGTGCCATAAAGAGTATCGTTTTCTCTTTTTATTTTAGATATACTTGTCTCTTGTAATATACCGTTAGTCACACTGAATTTACCGCTATTACTATTATAAACTCCATAACATCCATTAGATATAGATATTGTTCTTGAAACCCCATCCATGTCGATTACAAGGCTTCCGTTTGCATTTAAATAAACTTTTACTTCCATCTGCTATATTATTATAGGTTATAAATTCCCTTCTTCTTAGACTTTCCTTTTTTCTTTTCTAATGTGTGTATAATAGCATAAACTAGTGCTTCAAGAAAGTCAGGTGAATGACCTAAGATAAGCTTCATCCCTTTCTTGCCAAGCATCTTAGTCTTACCATCACTTTCGTCTATCTTTAAGGCTCGTCTTTCATGCTGAAGTATTTCTCTTACGGTCATTTTACCTTTCTTACCGTAATCAAATCTCTTGTATGATAATGGCTCGTCTATACTTAATTTAGTGTCAAGTAGTAACGATCCTAATTGCCACATAATTTGAGACTTCAACTTATCGAAACTCTCATCATTATTAAGTGGTCTTGCATTTGGTTGAACTGCATATGCTCTTTTAAAATCAGCAAGAACCTGTCCATTACCCACTGCATCGTAATATATATCCTCTTCTCTGATATTATATTTATCGACCAATCTTCTCACTAATGCCTTTAAATCGTCAGGTCTTAAGAATGGTCTGATTTCTATATCTACAATGTGCAATCCGTCCATTATTATAAAAACGCAAGAATCGTCACCGAGTAAAGCAACGTCAATAGCAAGCCTAAATCTACCACTCCTTTGTTCTGAGTTGTCAAACATAGCTTCCATTACTGACCTTGGAATCATTTCTTCTCCATCGTCCTTGACGTTCCAGTTTCCAGAGAAATTTCGAGCAATCTCAGCTTTCCCACCCATTGCGATATTTGCAACATAACTTGAGTCGGATTCGATAAGTTTTGCATTTTCTGCCAAATCACCTTTTATGAAAACGAAGCTTTTTATCATATCATATCTAGACATCCCGTACTTGTCGGCAAATTCAGGTTTCCAAGCCATATCTATAAATGTCTTAGCTTGCTGGTAAACCTCCTCTTTTGTATTTCCCCAATAAACATCATCTACCGTACTGCCGTAAACGTAAAAATAACGAACCTTACTGTCCCTCTCTGGATCTATATATCCATCATCATTAATATACCAATCAATCCATTTTCGTAACCAACTGTCTACGTTGGGGTTACAGCTACCATGAAGCCTATTTCTTATTCCTAATGAGTTACGGTTCGACTGAATAAGTTTTAAAACTGTATTGAATTTAACTTGGTCAATCTCATCAATATAGATGGCTGGAATCTCAAGCCCCTTAAATCTGGATTCGATCACAGAATCACTTTCATTCTCCAAGTGGTCAAACGTAACTGTAGCTCCTGATGGGAATACAAATTGTAATGCTGACCTTTTTTCTTCGCCACCAAGCGCAGGGTAAATTAATTTCGCCTTATCAAAAAGCCCACCGCCTTTAGTTAAATCCTTAAGGTTTTTACGAAACACATTGGCTGTGAATTTAGGATTACGCACATCGTATAATATATCTAACATGATAGCAAATGAGTTATGCGTAACTATTCCATTGTCAGTCACATATAATCCATCCTCACCAGTTAATGATATACATCTACAATCCGCAACACCTGTATATCTGCAGCCTAAAACTTGCTCCATCTGTAAATCACAACCACTCTCTTTATGCATAGGAGTGTATATTTCATAACCATTATCTAAAGCATAAGCTATTTCAGTTGTAGTTAAAACCTTTCGCTCTTTCTCATTTATAAAAACATCCCATAAATGGTCGGTAGATGCTTTTGTTGATTTTCCACTAGCAGTAGTTAGTGTGTATATATCTAGAATGCCTTTCTCATGTATTTGAAATACAAATTGAGTGTCACCAACTGGATCTATCACTTCTGAGCCAACTTCTAAATCCCCAATCTTAACATAACCATTAGTAGTTTTTACCTTAGAGTCCTTATCCTGAGCCTTCCCACCGCCTCTTGAGCCACCGAAAACGATAAAGCTCGCATCAGCTAACAGAACCGACTCCTGCATCCCTTGCTGCCCACAGAAATCAATATCTTTTAAAATACTATCATCTAATTCTTTTCTTGTAATCATACATATACGTAAAAAGAGAGATAGCAAAAACCACCTCTCTATAGGTTTAAAACGATTCTGTAAGATACTAAAAAATACTCTAACCTGAAAGATTACTATAACGCCTGAAACATTTGCCTAACTTTGGTTGATATGTATTTATTTACATCTTTATTAGATAATCCATTCTTAACCATAACATCTGCCTCTTCTGAGTTAACATCTCCAACTACCCACCTAATAAGATCTCCCATCTTTTTTATGTCAATCTCATCATTACCAAATACACTCTCAATGCCTTGATTGAATCTATTTTCGGTTACGGAATATTCAATGAATTCATTTATAGAATTTAACTTCTCTACATCAACACTTGCTAGGGTTTTTACTTTAGATACTGAATGCTTCTCTCCCTTAACTTTAAATTGATACATGACACCGTCATACTCGCAACTCCACACAACACCTTCACCAACACCGTTATCTACACCGAAAGCTTTTGCTACTGGACATTCAAGTTCTATAGCCTTAGTTATATCCTGAAGCTCATTTTGCTTTAGCTGTGGATTATTGAAATCAATTGTAATATTAAATGTGGCGTAATCATTGATGTTAAATATGCCATAGTCGGAGCATTTAATATCCTCACTAGGAAGCCAATATGAGTCGAAATCCTCATCATCTTGCTTTGATATCTTAATTCCGAATACGTAAAATGCCTTGTCTAGATTAGATATCCCAACTCCTTTTTGAACTCCTAATCCTGCCCATTCACCATAAATAGATACGGTAAATATATTAGCATCGATTTGATACGCATTAATAATACTGTCAAATAAAGAGCAGAAGTGAACTTTTCTACTGTCAGCGAATTTCGCAAATCCAGCATTATCTTGCTCTGGTGTTATTACGTTATTCCTTGACTGAATCCAAAAACCGTCTGTAGAATTAAAACAAACTGATGCGTTAGTTCCGTGTAGTTTCACTGTTCCTTTAAAGGTTAAAGTTGGCTTCTCTCCGTATCCATAAGCTCTATTGATGTCGGATATCGTGTTTCTAAACTGCTGAATCTTAGGGTACTTTGTGTGTTTCATTTTTCTTTCTTTTAATTAATAATACTCAAATCTACGTAACTTATTTTTAACCACCAAACATTTTTGCGATTATTTTAAATAATATCTAATCTCGCCAACCCTAACTAGCGTACTTATTATATAGGATATCTTTTATGCCATTACTAGATCCGATAATATTGAATAATGAAACGTAATCTGATATTACAGCATCCCTTACTTTAATCATCTCAATGGTCATGTCAGCTTTCTTGATCATCTTCTCAAAACCGAACATATTCGACACTGCTTTATTTGCGACAGTATTAGCTTTCACATATGGGATTTTATCGTTTTTCAATAAATCAGGCAGGAGTTGATGAAGAGTCGCCATTACTTCTAGTTGATGAGATCTACTACTTGTCATGAATTTCTCGTCATGCAATAAACGTTCGCATTCTATAAAGTATGTTCGAACCTCATCACCTTTGGTTGTTTTCTCAGCCATAGCGATACGTTTAGCGCAATCTAACGTAATAGTATAGTCTACTCTATTATGCCCTCCACGCCCCTCTGTTTGCGTCACTTTTGGGGGAAGCAAAGAATAATCATCACCATCTTCGAAAAATGGATTATTAATAATTCTCTTCTTAACCCAATCCGAAAACTTCTTCTTACTTCCTAGTTCCTGATGCAACTCTCTCGCATCCACTCTTCCTTCTTTAAATAATTCCATATTACTCCGTTTTAGATCTTAATTCTTTTACTAGATATTTTAATAGTACCTTTCCGTATTCCTTCTTACTTAAATGCCTACCATCTTCGTGCATAAGCTCATTTATTGGCATCGCAATTTCAGCATCATTCTCAATGTAGTCGATTAGATTAGCAACTTGTTTTTCAGCGTAAGTAATTACGTGCATCTCGATACAATCCAATCCGTAGCTATCCGTAGTGCATAATCTATCTATACAGCTAACCGTTCTTTCTAATTCTTCATTCATAATAAATCCTCCTCTTCTAATTCTTTTAGATTCTTTTCTTGCATAAAACTTGCAAAGCTTCCTGTTCCTGCCATAAATAATGCGAATAATAAAAAGCAAATTATCTTTAATACTATCATCTCTTCTTATTTAGTGTTAAATGTAAATACAACATCATTGCCTTTGTAGAAATTATCTTTGCAATGGATTTCAATTTGTTTATTATTATCACTCGCATCTTTAATCTCTTGCTCGGTTTCCTGCACGTGATAAAATGTAAATTCAGTGTCATTTATGGTAATCTGAATCATTCTACCAGTGGTGGCATCATTACAGCCGCATTCATCTTCTAGGTATATACTTCCGCATCTATCACATATTGGAATTGAGTGTGATAATTCACCTTTAAGAGTTATTATCTCCATTCTCTTCTTATTTTAAATCATTAATATTCACAGCAAGCCCATCTTCAATAAGGCCGAATAAATCAATATGATTCCTGCACGCACACTCATATGTTCTGTAAGGTGTATCTTTTAATTCCATATCTCCTCTATGTAATTCCCAGATATCAACAACCACATCCATATTACAACCTAGCAGTTTCATGACTCGTCCACCCAACACATCGCCGCAATAATCCGACAATGGGCGAAGGATTGGATTGATTTCATCTAACTCTAATTCTATCTGAGCGTATCCGTCCATGAATATCGCCCCGTAAGTTGCTAACCCAAACATTTCCATAACACCTCTTCTTGTATCACACTTTAACTTGTAAGGTGAGTAAGGTGCTAGGTGTTTCATCTCTAATTTCCTTTTCATCTCTTTATTCTTTATAATATTCAGTAAAATCATTCCAGAAATCTTCATGGCTGATATTTTTGTTATTTATTCTTTCTAGCAATTCGACACAGTCTCCATCAATAGCTAGTATTCTTATCATTGGAATGCCGAATTCAGTAAGTTGTCTGACATCCTGACTATCTACATTGTCATTATCTCTTATTCTATCAAACACAAATTTCATGTACTTAAATTCAATACCAATCCTTTCAGACACGCTCTTAATTATATTATTCCGATTATACTCTTCACATATATTCGCGTGATATTTCTGAGCATACTCCTTAATAATGAAGCGAATATAGTCCTCTTCGAAAGCTTGCGTCGTCATTCTAGCTTTAAGCCATTCTATGTGACGGTCTAATTCTGTCATTACTTATCCTCCTGCTTTTTGTCGTCAACACCTTTAGCACTCTCAATATTTGGCCTACTGGGTTTTTCACATATCATATAGTGTGTGTATCTGCCGAGAGGTATAAAATCATCCTTACCGTAAAACTCAACCTCATCAGTAATATCATTATACAACCAAAGATCTAACTCTTCAACTATCGCCCCACCTTCATTCTTGTCTACTTTTATCCATTCTTTTTTACTCATCTTTTCTCTTTTATTTATAATTAATTGAGTTGCTTAAATACTTAATACTATCGCTTGAATTCCTAACCTCTTCCCATACGAGATCACTGAACATTATATCCTCCCTTATGTGATGCGGTAGGTGGTTAATTAATGCACATAAATTTTTACATGGCGTAAGTTTATTCCTAGTATCTGCAATATATTCATCTACGAAATCTTGAAGTAAGTCGTTAATGGTAGTATACCCTTTAGGCGTCCTCCCTAACTTCTCGCTTGGATCTAATCCCTGCTTCTTTAAAAACTCCGTAATACTAATTCTATGTTCCATCTTTTATATTTTTAGTTATTAATATATGACAAACCTACAACCTTTATTTTACAATTCCAAGGATTTGCGTGATTAAATGCATTTTGTTATCTTGCAGGTATATGGGAAAGAAGTATCGTTACAAATGTCCACTGTGCAGGGGTTTTATCGCCGAGACAGACACAGAGACTAAAGTTACGGCATATTGTAAGAAATGCCACGAGTATGTTAAGGGTAAGGAATTTAAACGCCCAAGAATACAAAAATAGAGAATTTAACCTAGTGAGAGGTTTTTGGGAAACACCCAAGAACCTCTTTCTTTTTATATATAAAAATGAGAGACAAAATCTTATTAAGACTTAAGGAGTTAAGAGGGACTGCGAATAAAGACGTGTCCGATAGAACTCTAGAAACATTCGCAACTCAATTAGAGGCGACAATTACTGAAGATGGTCAATTAGAGGCAGGGGTATTGCCATATAAAGGTATTATCGAGTCGATTCAGGGAAATTTCAATGCATTTGCAGCAGCGAACGCAAAACCAGTTGAACCAATAGTTAAGCCAGTAGAGCCAGTTGTTAAACCAGTTGAACCAGTAGAGCCAGTGAAGAAAGAAGGATTAACACTAGAGGATTTAACCGCAGCTATCACAGCAGCACAAGCTCCATTACTACAGGAGATTAACGCTATCAAAGACGGCAACGTGAAAGCTAAAATGATTGAGGATGCAAAATTAGCTATCTCAGAGAAATTCCAATTGGAAGAGTCTGAAATGGCAGGTTCTAATTATATTCTTGAGCAGATCTCAGACCGAGACTTCGAGAACGTAGAAGCTTTTGTAACTTCATATGAAAGTGAATACAATAAGTTAAGAGCAGCGACAGGAATGGGAACTGTAATGCCAAAAGATAATAAGGTTCTAAATCCAGACGAGCCAGTTAAAGATTCTTGGGCAGAAAAGAAGAAAGCCGAAATTAAAGCTGCAGAAGATAGAAAGCAAGAAGCTCATGATAGAATTCATGGCGATAAAACAATTTAATAAGCAATAAATGAGAACATTTAATAGCAATAGATCTTACAGCGAATCAGTTGGTGGATCAATGAAGATTTACACAAAAGAAGTGTATCCTCTTCAGGGTGGTTTTCAAGTTGACGCAGCAGACTTACCTTTAGTGGGTAATGTGTTACCAGCAGGAACGCCAATCAAGTGTGATGATACGGACAATAAAAAAGCTACGGTGCATTACGCATTTCAAGTTTTAGAAGATGTAGATGCAACTCACATTAAAGTTAAAAAGTATGGTGAGAATGTTTTAGCTAAAGTAGGTATGTTTTTGATGAAAGCTCCCGCAACAGCTACAACTACTGGTCAAGGATATGAAATTACTGGTATTGATTCATCTGACGCAGAATTTGACATTTTAACAATGTCTGGCGATCTAGGTGAAGCTGCTAGCGATACTTTAGTTGAATGTGTAGCTGAGGCTGCTGATACTACGATTAAAGTTCTCCCTAATGCTCTTTCTGTAGCTGACGTTTATGTTGATGCAATGGCATTCGATTTTGGTATTTCAGGCGCATTTATGTCACATGGTGAGGTTTACCAGCGTAGAATTTCTCCAATCGCTCCAGCAATCAAAACATATTTGAGAGAGAATGAAGTTTATTTCCGTTTCTCTAACTCTAAATAAGATATAAGATATGACAGTAAGAAATAAAACACAATATAATGTATCTAAGATCTTAGACGAGGGTACATTCCAAACCATTTCCGAAGTAGCTCACATGAGATACGAAACAGGAATTTGGAGAGAATATGCAGATTTAGATAGAGTACAGCGTTCAAGAAGTTGGAACTCAATCGTAAAAGAGAATAACGTAGCTGTAATGGCGACTTTACTTGACGTAAACTCAGCTAAGCCATTAACTAGCCTTGGAGGTTATTCTAAGTATGGTGGGGATATTCCTAAGATTGGTATCGCATCTAAAATTGAAGAGCAAGATATCTTGAACATTCAAGAAATGAAAGCTTTCGGTGATGATCTTTCTGAGGATGACGCAAAAGAGTTGATTTATACTCCTCTTGAGACTTTATATGAAGGTATCCATTCTAAACTTGACTTCTTTTGCTTACAAGGTGCTTCTACAGGTAATATCGTAGTTGACGTAACCAATCAGGTTAACGGTAAGTATATCGCAGTTGATCTTAATGTTCCTGCTGCAAATAAGAGAAGTGCTGGTACTGCATGGTCTGATCCTGCTGCTGAGCCAGTTCAACAATTGATCGCAGAGCAAGAGTACGCTGAAGACACATTGGATTTGAATCTTTCTGATTTCCACTGGGAAATGTCTAAGCAAACTTACAAGACTTTCATTACTCATCCAAAAGTAATCGAATTTGCTAAGAACAGAGTACAGGCAGTGAATACTGACTATATCATGACTAAGAGTCAGATTAGAGCAGTCCTATCTGATTTCGGTTTAGCTCCTATCGTAATTGTTGATAAGAAGTGTAAGTTTGATTCTGACGGTAAGAAAGTTGAGATTCAGCCTTGGGAGAATGACAACGTGGTATTAATCACAAATACTCCTTGGTTTGATATGAAACGTGCTAAGTCGGCATTATCTTCTGTAGATGATCCTTCTGCAATGATTTCAGAAGTTGAAGAGGTTATCGTAGCAGCTTCTACTTGGGATGTTGAAACAATTACCAATAAGATTTCGGCTGAGGCTTGGATGTTCCCAGTGCCTAAAGACCCTAAGAAAATCTTAATTTTCGATATAGCATAATTATAATGGGGAGTTAAACATCTCCCCTCATTTTCCTTATATGACACCACAAGAATATTTATCTGGTTTATTTGACTATACATTTACAGCCGCCAATTACGCTTCTGTCTTTAAGAAGAGGGGTGTTGAGGATCTGGTAGATGTAGATAATAACACAGAAAAGAGTCTGGAATTATCTCAAGCTGACCTATACATGATATTATATACTGCACTCTCAAAGGGTTCATCTTCCAAGAGTAAAGGCGATTGGAGTAAATCAGATGGTGGTGCTATGATTGGTGTGACCGACAGAAAGTCTTGGTTCAAGGAAGCTAACCGAATCTATAGAAAATACGGTGAAGGCACTTACTCTTTAACAGACGCTACAAACAGATGGTAGAATTTGAATATCCTCACAACGTTATAATCACTAGGGAAACCAACACTGGCTTTCCAGAAGACTCAGGTGTTCCGATAGATGTTTATATTGGAGAATGTGATGCTCAAGTTGGGGCCAGTGGAGAAACTTCACTGGTAGTAGATTGTGATTACACTGTCTTTATAAGCTCCACTTCGGTTGAGATTAAAAGAAGCGACAAAGTGGCGATTACATTCAATCCAACGTGGAATGCTGTTGAGGGTACTGTAAAGCAGAAGGAATCAGTGATCGGATTTGGAACGACAATTTGGGTAACAGAATATGGCAACTGATAACAACAAGTTAATATCTCAGGGGCTGGCTAGAGCGAAGCAAATAATGGATGCTCGAATATTAATCACGCTCAGAGAAACAGCTTTTGATCTAAAGAATGCTACCGAAGTCCCAGTTTGGACACACAATTTGTGGGATTCAATAGGATGTGGTATATTTAAGGATGGTGTTTTGATGGAGGTTGCATTTCCTTCTAAAGAAGCAGAAGAGCCAAGAACGGACATATACGGCATAAGTGTACCAAAAAAGGATTACTGGGGTTATGATGAGTTAGAAGATATGGTTATGTCATATACTCCTGCTGCTAAAGGTTGGGTTTTATATTATGTCGCAGCAATGCCATACTCAGAATTAGTAGATAACCGAAATGACGTTGATGTCCTGAAGGAAGAATTAGTAAAACCGACTTTTTTAAGTCACGTAAGACGAATATGATAGAATCTAAATTATCCATAAGTCGAATAGAGAAAGTTCTCAGGACAGTGATTAAAACCGCATATACTGGGTATGTGTCTTTTTCGAGCAGACCTCCAGATGTTGATGGTGGACTCGAAGATTTTATGGTAGTACAAGTGAACGGATCTGTCAATGGAATTATAGCGACAGATGAAGTTGTATCTGGGAATGCAGTTGTCATGTTTGAATTATGGGCAAAAGATAAGGGAACATGTAAAGTAAAAAATGTTGATCGCTTGATTGGAATGAGAGATTTACTAATGAGTATTATTCCTTATAATGATGGCGATTACAAAATAACATACAAGAACGAAGTGGGCGGCAGAGATAGACTCGGCTTTCACGGGGAATTCATTAATTTTAATTTAACAATAATATAATATTATGGCAGATACAGCAATGAGTCACACTATGGTTGTGAATAAAGGTACTGGAACGGTTTATTTAGCAGATCCAGAAACAATTGATGTGGACACAGCGTGGGTTGAGGTCTTTAGAACCCTAAAGGACTCATTATCGATTACTCAGACTGCGCCCGACAAGACAGATATTTTCGTAGATCAGGTTTCCAACCCGATTGCTTCTACTCTTGGAACAGGTGCTTTTGATATTGCATTTACAATTCCTGACTGTGCAGAAGAGGTATTGGCATACATGTTTGATACATCAACAGCAACATACGCTCCTGCAGGTAAAACTGGATTGAACGTATCAACTGCACTTAAAGTAGTTAATAAGATGTTTAGAGTTGACTTCGATAACGAATCTTCTTTCATCGCAACAAACGTTGACCTTAATGGTGTTTTTGAAAAGACCGCAGATGGAACTTTCAATATTAACGTAACAGGTACAGTATTGGCTGCAAAAGGTGGAGCTTACGAGAACTCAGAATTAATCTTCTACAAGAAGTCATAATTCTTAAAGTAAATATAGATTTAATCCCCATAACGAAAGTTGTGGGGATTTTCTTTTGTCCCTATAATTCACTATATTACATTCTAAACCAAAATCAGAAAAGAAATGAAATTAATCAATCTATTATTTGGAATGTCAGATGTTATTAAGCTGGCTAGGGATTACGAGAAGGTATTAAGTGAACTTGCGCAATTAAAATTATACGTAATATTAAGAAGTCAAGGTGAAGATCATAAAACACTATACTCGGACACTGAAGATATTCATGTTGTAATAAACCAGTTAGAGCAGTATGATTTTGTAAAAAAGGAGGAAGAATAGATGAAACAACCAAATGCAGAAATGCAAGCCTTATTGCACGAACTTAAGGAGGATAAGCCTTACGAGATTGAATTAGGCGGTAAAAAATACAAGGTGAAGTACCTTAAAGACAAACCAGCAGAGTTAGCGTCATACCAGTCTTTGAAATTAAGCGATTCGGCTCCAGAGTCAATTGAAGAGGCGATCAAGATGGCTGAGAAAGAAAGTGGCATTATGGCTAAATGTGTCTCATATCTCCTGCTTAATTCATACTGGAAGATTAAGTTATTCCATTGGATTCATTGGAGGTACTTAACATGGACTATGAGTAGACGAGCTTTAGCTTCTGGAGTTATTCACACTCAAATAGCAATCGATACAGAGTCTTTTACAATAGCTTCCTCATTTCTACGGGCAATGAACAATCTGAAAATGAGGGTGATGAAGGAGGAAGCAGAGCAATCGCAAGTAGAACCTGCGTAGGTGAGAAAAGCTCATTTCTAAAACAATTTCCTTGGGTGTCATCTTTTGAGTATGACTGGAAGATTTCAATACACCTAAGGAGACTTATGTTTGCTGACGATGCAAGGATAGAATACGGCAAAAAGAAAACTCATATATCAGAAGATGAACGTGCAGAATTAAAAGCTGTAAATGATGAGATAGCAGCTAACTTGGCAGGCAATATCGCAAAAGCTAAAGAAAAGCGAGCGAGAAGAAAAGCTAAGGAAGATAACTCATTGTAGAATTGGAGGTTTTTTCGTATATTACTTAAATATATGAACCAAAACCTAATGAGAGGTGTCTGTAACGGATACCTCTCTTTTTATTATACAACATATGAGTGATAAGTTAGGAAGTCTTAGTTATGATTTAACTATAAATGAGCAGAAGCTAAATAAGGAGATTGAATCTATTGATGCTAAGTTAAAGTCAGCAAGTACTAGATGGGAGAAGCAATTATCCTTAAGCACTAAAAGCACTGCTGCATCTGCTAATAAGATATCTAGCGATCTACAGAAGCAATTTCAAGGTCAATTCACGGAGAGTATAAAATCCTTAACTACAAAGAATGATCAGCTTAAGATAATGGCTGACCAATATGGTAGGTTAGAGAAGGAGTCTCAAAAGGCATCTTTAGCTGAACAAAAAAGGATACAAAGAGATATATCTGCTAACGAGAAACTAGCTAAATCTCAAGCTAAAAGAGTAAGTAAGAGTTTTCAAGGTCAGTTTACCGAGAGTATAAGATCCCTAACTACGCAAAGCGATGAGCTTAAGAAGATGTCTAATTACTACAAGCAGTTAGAAAAGGACACTAATGCTTATTATAATAATTTAAGTAAAGAGACTAAAGAGGCTGCTAACGCCGAGAAGAAACATGCTCAGGCTTTAGAAAGGGCTGCGATTAAAGCTGAAAAGTTAGCTGAAAAGAAGCATAAAGAAACCTTGGCTCATAGAAAAAACGAAAGAGTATTAAAAACAAGCAATACGGAGTATAAAAAACAAGGTCTTTATCTTCAAAACCTAAGAACTCTCGCAGCTTCTTATGCTTCTATTTTCGCAGTGGCTAGAATTGCAGATAAGATTCGAGAAGTCACGGGTGAGTTTGAGTTACAAAACAAGGCGCTAGCTGCAATCTTACAGAATAAAGAGAAAGCAGATCAACTTTTCGGGCAAGTGACTGATTTAGCCTTAAAATCACCATTTGCGATCAAGGAATTACTCACCTACACAAAGCAATTAGCAGCATATAGAATTGAGACTGAGAGCTTGATTCCGACATTGACTCAATTAGCGGATGTGAGTGCGGGTCTTGGTGTAGATATGTCGCGTTTGATTTTGGCTTATGGTCAAGTTAAGGCAGCTTCTGTTTTACGTGGGACTGAATTACGTCAGTTCACAGAAGCAGGAATACCTCTAGTTCAGTTACTTGCGGATAAATTCTCTATATTAGAAGGTCGTGTCGTGTCAACGAATGAGGTGTTCGATAAGATATCTAATCGTATGGTATCATTTGCTATGGTGTCTGAGGTTTTTGAAGATATGACATCAGAAGGTGGTACGTTCTTCGAGGCTCAAGCTGTACAAGCCAAAACACTTGCGGGTATGTGGAATATCCTTGGAGATGCTATTGATAAAGCGATGTTCGCTATCGGTACTGAGAATATGGATGTTCTTAAGGGCGCTGTTCAGGGAGCTACAGATTTAACTAGAAGTTGGGAAGGTATTGCTAGAGCACTAGGTATTGCAGTTAAATCATTCGGAGTTGGGGTTGTAGCTCAGAGGTTGTTTCTCGGAGCAACAGGCAAGACTATAGTTTCGTTATACAGACAATCTATTGCGTTTGAAAAATCCACATTTGCACAAAAGAGGGCGACCGCTGAGATGTTAAGGGGGAATATCGCTGCAAATAAGACAATAAAGGGATTAAAGGCATTGAAAGGGGCATTGGGCGGTATAGCGTTTGGAGCTGTGGCTGGGCTAGGGTTTGCGCTGTACGATACCTATGTAGAGGCTGGCAGACTTAATAAGGAGTTAAATGAGCTGTCAAGTAGTGAGTTAGTGAGAGGTAAGAAGCTTGCTGACGGGTTTAAAGACATGGCAAGGGCTGTAACAGAAGCTGCTGACGGGTCTAAAGATCAGAGGGATGCGCTAGTGGATTTAAATAGAGTATATAAAGATTATATTCCCAATCAGTCATTAACCATAGACAATCTGAAGGTTATGGGTGATAATTATGATTCGGTAACAGAGGCTATAGACAGGAAAATTGAAGCTCAAGCTAGAGAGAAGGCGGCTGATGTTATAAATAAGGAGTTCACTGAAAAATCAGAGAAGGCTTCTGGTAAATTTATAGATGCTTTAATTAATACAGGTAAGTTGACTAAAGAGCAAGCTGTGATATTTGCTGGCAACTTCGGGGATTCGTTTAAAAAAGCACTAGAGTCTGGCGATGAGTTTGAGTTTGGTAAGGAATTGCGCGATAATTTATCATCATTCCTAGAAACAGACTTGGTTGATGAATGGGGTACTAGTGTATTAAGAAACTACACTGACGTAACAGAGTCGGCTAGGGAATTCTTGATTGCATTCAGAGATCATAATGCAGAGCTAGAAAAGTCTAAAGATTCTTACGATGCTTTATTCCCTAAAAACAAAGGTAGATATACGTCAGAGATAAATAATCTTAAAGAACTTAGTTCGGCTTACGAAAACACAATCAAAAAGATAGATGCTACTGGTGATTTAACCAACGAGGAAGCTGAGACTAAAAAACTTGAAGCTCAAAAAAACAGAATATTAGCAACTATAAAATTATATGAAGATTTAGCCAAAGAGAAAGCTGAGTCAGAAGATGACAATTACTCCTTACTGAAAATACAGGCAGCTAAAAATGAATTAAAAGGCCTAGTTAAAGAGCAGGATAATTATGTAGAATCGGTAAGGAGAGCAATTAAAGAAGCTGGTGTTGGCGGTGCTTTTATAGTTACGGAGCAGGAGGCTGATGACACCTCTAAGCATCAAGCTAGGATTGCTAAAGCATATGAAGAATCGGCTAACGAAATAGCAATAGCTAAAGAGAAGGTGAAAAGACTAAAAAGTATTGGTGTTGTTTTAGATGAAGATTCTAGTGAGGTTAAGGATTTGCAGAGGCGAATCAAAGAGAGAGAATTGCTAAATAAACTACTTTTTGACTCGTTGAGAATTGAAGATAAGGATGGAATTTCTGATGCGGAAAAAGCTAGATTAAACAACCTTAAAGCTCAAGTAAAATTACTTACGGACATTAAGAAAGCCCGCGAGGACTTATCTAAAACTCTCTCAGGAGATAAAGTTAATGAGAGTATCGAGAAGTTATTTCGAGGTCAAGCTGATGATTTAGGTATTGAAATTCCAATATCGTCAGACTCTTCTGCCTTTGTTGTGCAGTTAAAAAAGCTTGCCGTAGAAGGCGAGAAGTTAGGCGAGAAGGTTGGCGGTGCATTCGTTAAAGGTACTAGATCTAAGATAGCCAAACTACAAGTTGACGATATAGTAACTTCTGCTAAAGATGCCTTGAAAGCTCTAGATTTAGAGATTAAAAAGTCGAAAGGCAAGTATGATTTCTACAAGGATGTTTTAGGCATCACTGGAGATGAAGGGATTGCACTTAAGTTTGGTATCGACAAAAGGCAGTTTACTGAAGTTCTAAAGGAATCTACCGAGAAGTTTGCTAAATTAAGGGGTTTTGATTTAACTTTCGACGAGCTGAAAGATGGTTTTGATAAATTACCTCCTGAAATTCAGAAGAGAGTTGCGTCTGTGGATAAATCTATAGAAGAGAGCACTAAAAACTCAATCTTAGATAAACTTAAGTTTCTAGAACAATCAATTCCAGAAGGTCTTGGGTTGGAGTTTGATTTCAGTAATGTTATATCTGATCTTGACAAGAAAGTAAAAGAACTTAAGAGGGAAGTTGCAAAGGCTGTTGTTAGCGCTGACACTGGAGAGATTGGTAAGATAAAAGAGCTTGAAGCATTGAAGCTTAAGGCTATAAATGAAGAAGCTAGGCAGAGAGCTGAGAAGATAGGTGGAGCTTATATTAAAGAACAGTTAGAGATTAAGCAATTAGGTCAAGCCTACTCAAATATGACTGACGCTTCATTGAAAGATATAGATAAAATACTTGCGGCACTTAAGCAATCGAAAGATGACTTACTGAGTGGTGATGGTATTGCAGCCATATTAGATAGAGCTAGTGTTTCAGGCGAATCAAAGGCTGGATTCTTTTCTGGATTGGCAGATACTAAAAATATAGATCAATTCCTACTTAAGCTTGATGAGATTAATTCAGAGATCTCAAACATAGATGAGTTAAGTATAGGTGATGCCACCGTGTCTGAAGAGGAGTTGGGTAGACTGAGAGCTGTTGTTGAAACATTGCAAGCTATGGGTGTGGCTGTTCAGAATGCAAGCGAGACTACAGATCGGTTCAAGACAGATAAGCAAATTACTGAATGGAAGAAGCTTGGTAGTGAAATGCTTGGTGTTATTGATATTATGAGTGGTGTTGGTGATGCTTTTGGTGATGATTTATCTGAGAGTGGAAAGAGAGCTATTGCTGGAATTAAAGGGGTTGTAGGGGCTGTAACTTCATCAATAACAATAGCTACAAATGCGGCTGGTAAAGCTTTAAGTGCATTAGAGAAAGCTTCGGTTATACTTACTATTGTGAGTACAGCAATGCAATTAGCTCAAGGTATTCAAAATATAATAGGGTCAGCCGAGGATCGTGAAAATGAAAGGCTAGCCGCAGCATCTAAATTAGCAGCAGATAGATTAGAGATTGAGAACAAGATTAATGATAGATATAGGGATCGAGAAGAGCTTCAGTCTAAAAATATATTACTGAATCAGAATTTCGCAAAGGACATGACCGATGCGTTTGAAGATTTCTACGTTGAAACTGATAAATTCAACGAAGCTTTAAATGCGTTAGAAACTGGTGGTATATTCACAGGTACAGGTTCAGCTAGTAATGTATGGGGTAAGAAAACAAAGGAGATTAATGTAGGGATAGCTGATTTAGTAAAAGGTCTTGAAGGTGGAACGAGTTCTTTTAGGAAAGCGTTAAATACACTTAGTAATGCATTGGGTCTTGACTTCTTCGGTTTCGGAAGGGGATCTAGAGCTTCTAAAAGAGCTATTAAAGATTTAGAGAATACATTTAACGAAACTCTAAATATAATGGGTAAAAACGCTTCGGATGTGGCTAATTTTACTAACGACGAGTGGTTATTATTTTACCAGACAATGAATGATCTTGGTGCTATAACAGATGAAGGTACTAAGAAATTTTTAGAAATGGCAGAGGCGGCTCAACAAGCTGCTATTGATGCTCAGGAAGCTATGGATGGGTTCATAACCGACTTAGCGGGAGGATTGGAGAATGATTTAGCCACTGCTTTAAGAAATGGATTCGAGCAAGGTATTGATGCTGCTGAGGCTTTTAAGAACTCAGTTGAGGATATAATGGAAGAGTTGGTTCTTCAAGGCATAATAAACACTCTGTTTGATGATGCTTTCGCCGACTTAGCTTCAAATATTAAAGAATCATTTGATCCAGAAAGCGGAAAGGCAGATAAAAGTATTGTAGATGACCTAGCTAAGTTTTATGATGCCACTGGTGGATTATATGAAGACGCAATAAATGCTATCGATGAAGCTAAGAAGGATGCTGAATCTAGGGGTTTTGATTTGTTTGGTGGAACTGAAGAGTTAGGTAGTTTGGCGAAGGGAATTCAAGGTGTAAATGAAGATACGGCTCGTCGCTTAGAGGCTTTATTGAATTCGATTAGAGAGGTTTCGATTGGAGATTCTGGCAAGATGACAGAGATTGTATCGTCAATTAATAATCAGTCGGTAATAGCTAGTCAAAGTATAGCTCACTTACAGACAATAAGTAATAATACGATGGGAATTAAGTCGGCACTAGAATCAGTATTGACAAATGCTCAAAGTACAGGTGGAACAGGGATTAAAGTTTACGTACAGTAATATAATATGGCAAATTTTTTCGTACAACAAGAAGGTGGCTCGGCAATAGATATCGAGGCTACCTATAATTTAAGAGTAATCAAACCAAAACCAATTTTCGTAGAGCAGCCGAAAGACTTATTTGTAAGAAGTTGGGCAGAAGAAGATGGGGATGATGTGTATATCCCTGCTGATAGGAAGATGAAATCACGCAAATTCGAGCTTAACGTTTACTGCTCTGGTAACACGTTTTTGCAAGACTACCGAGATTTTTGTATCTTGCTTCAAGCGAAAGGGTTTGATTATTGGGACATAGATCAGGGTGTTCGGGTTGAATGCGTGATGGAGAAGCAGGAGATTGTGAGATATGATCAGATTGAGAAGAAATTAATAGGTAAAATAACAATACTAAATAATACAGGTAAGAATGAGTCAATTTGATACTACAGATAAGAGTTATGATGGTGATGAATTCACTCCTACTGAGAAGGCTGAATTTAGATCTAATTGGGATATTGGAGAGGCAGATGATGAAGATTTAGAGAAAGTTGATGGTAAATACAAGCAGAAAGACAGATCAAGCTCTGGAAATCAAAAAGGCTATAAAATAATCCGTCAAAACTTCGATTTCCAAAATATTCCTGCTGGTTATGATAATTCAATTTGGGAAATTAGATACGAGCATGATTTATTAACAAATACGGTTTTAATTCCTTCGGGAGTTGAGCTTGTTAATAATGGCGGGGTTTTTAAGAATGGAATTTTACAGGGGGATGACACTTTGTATAATTCTGTGGGTAGTCAATTATTTGAAAACATTGATTTTGCTGGCACTTTTAAAAATTATGAAATATTTTCAGGGGATTTCGACAAAACTTCCCTATTTAATTTTATTAATACGATTCAAACGCCCCTGCATATAAGACTCAAGGAGGGTCAGTTTGGATATGATACAAGTGTACTATTACCTACGAATTCTATTTTGGAAGGTAGTGGAATTGGGAAAACGATAATTAAAAAAAATGACAATAGTGATTTGAATCGTGCTGTTGTTGGTAATAAGGTTGGTGCGGCAAATATAAAAATTAAAAGATTATCAATAAATGGGAATAGCGATAATCAAACAGTTCCTCCAAATTCAACACGAAATAGCGGAATTCAATTAATTGCTTGCTCTGATTCAATCATTGAAGAAGTTGAGGTTTATAAGTGCTCTTATAGTGATGAATTGTATGATGGGGGTGCGGGGGCTATCAGTTTGGGTGAATCATCAAACAATTGTGTTATTCGTGATTGTATTGTAAGAAATAATGAATTCAGCGGAATAATAGCCAAAGGTAGCTCATCAGTACGAATAATAAATAATAGAATTTTTGAAAATAGAATATCTGGCATAGACACAAATTCATTTTCCCCTTTTGCAGTTATAAGTGATAATGAAGTTTATGACAATGGTCATAATTTTAATCAAATATCGTGCAATTCAAGAAGCCAAACGGTAACAAAAAACAGGGTTTACAGGAGTAATCTAGTTGTTAATGGTGATTTTAATGTTGACTTATCAGGATGGACGGATGTAGGCACTTATTGGTCATGGGTTAGCGGTAGAGCTTACCACGCACTAACTACGGTAAACCACCCTATATCACAAACAATACCCACGATTAATAATGGACTAATTAACATTGTGAGGTATAAGCTAGATATTATACAAGGGGAGGTTTTGGCTATTTACAAAAACAGTGCAGGTGTTAATGTTGAGAATAGATATACAGATAGCGGTACTTATTTTTTAAACACTAGTGATATAGATGATAATACCAGTATATCATTCACTAGGTCAAATGGGATTAATACAGAATTTTATTTGAGCGATGTGGAAGTGTTCGCAATAAGTGGTGGTGCTATAAACCTAGACCATGCCACATTTATACATTCTGGTGATAATTCAATAATTAGCAATAATTATGTAAGCGGATCTACTTCGGGAATATCACTTGCTAGAACAACAGAATCAACGGTTAATAATAATACAATTGAGCTATGTTTTAATGCAATAAGGGTAGTTGATGAAGTTTTTAATTCAACCATAAACTCAAACACTATTTCTCATGTTACAAATTACGGCATTCAAGTAAGCGGGTCTGATAATTGCATGTTGACGGGTAATCATATTTTAAACTGTAATAATTTTGGAGTATTCGTAACCAACACAGCCGAAAAGGTAACAGTCTTAAATAATGTCATTACAGATGATAGGAACACTCCGATTATGCCATACTGTATTAGTGTTGATGGCGCTAAGATTTATAACATGTACGTGAGTGGTAATATATTTAAAGGGTATGTGACAGGCGCTTTTTTAAGCTCAGGAACAAGTTTGAGAGGTATTAATGTAGATCAGGACGAGGTTAAGGTTTCAAGACCTATAGTGTATATAAACGGAAAAAAAATACAAGATACTGCTAATGGTGTATTGCAATATGATTCTAAAAATTTGCAGTTTACGCTTAGCGGAAGTACAGGAAGCAGGCCCTCAGGTACGTACATTTTGATTGGTCAATCTTATTTTGACACGACACTTGGAATACCTATTTGGTGGGATGGTTTAGTGTGGAAGAACGCAACAGGGGCAACTGTTTAAATTTTCCTTATTTTTATATAAATTAAAATAGCAGTGCATTCTCAGGCATACCTAATGTTATAGTAACACACGTGGCTGGTTCCGCAAGGTCAGAACTTTTAAGGATTAACGCTATGTCTGCTAATGGATTTACGATGCATGATGACAACATTGAAGTTACAGAGGTTTAATAGGTGGCATCATATTAACACGAGAGTATTGAAGATTATGAAATTTTAAAAGGAATAAAGTATTTTGCAATTAATTAAATAAACATGCCAATATTAACACCTTTTAATATAGGGGTGGATTACATCGGAAACAGTGCAATCTACATTCACTTAATAACTAAGTAATAGTAAATGTTAGAAATAAAAAGAAATACAACCATAATAGCATCCTCTCACGATTTTACCTATTCAGGTCAATTTATGGGAGAGAGGAAAATTACAGCTACAGTAGAATCACTTACCTCAATACAGTTTGCGGAGGGTGATAAGTGTGAGTATCGTGGAGAGAGTTATTATTTAATTAATGAACCTACTGAAAATCAAGCGTACAATAAGCAAGTGTTGACTTATACGCTTACATTAACTCACGAGCAGTATCAGTTTGGTCGTTTATTATTCAAAGATGTGGTTCCGAATAATCCATCTAATGAGTACTATAATAATAATACCTCAAGCGTTACTTTTATTGGGAATGTAAACAATCTGATTGGGCGAATCATGGAGAACATGGATCGTTCATACGCAGGATGGGGATATGTGGTTTCCGATGATGTGTTTTTGGAGGAAAAACAAGTGACTTTGATTGACGGAACATGCGAGGATGCATTGAAGCTTATTAATTCTTTATTTGAATTAGAGTATTGGATAAGAAATAAAACTATTCACATCGGTGGTACAGCTACTCAGATTGGTGGTAATTTTGAATACGGACAAGGTAAAGGTATTTATGACATTACAAGAACCTCTGAGTCAAAGAAGATAATTACACGCTTGTCAATTAATAGCTCAGACAGGAATATTCCAAGTGACTATAGAGTTACGGCAGAGGATAAATATAATCCTCAACTAATGCTTCCTTACGTTACAGCGAAGACGAATTACATCGACTCAACCAATATTGACTTAAATAATATCAAGGAGGGTGTTTTAGAGAATAAAGACATCTTCCCAAGTATTGAAGATGGGTCTGGAATTAATGAGATTGTATCGGTTCAGGCTATTGAAGATGATGATGCTGGATTTACTATTGAAATAAAGAACTTAGGGTTTAGTATAGAAGATCAAATTATAGCTGGCAAAACTGCGGTAATGGCTATGACTTCTGGGTATTTATCAGGATATGAATTCGACATACACTCTATTAATGGCAATAACATTACTCTTGTAAGAAACACTGAAATAGAAAATAATCCACTACCAAACAACATAACTGCAGTTAGAAGTGGAGATAGATTTGTCTTACTTAATATCCTTATGCCTCAGAAATACATCGATATAGCTGAGCAAAGATTATTACAATGGGGGCAAGATCAGTTTTCTAAAAATGGAATAGATAAAGACACTGTGACTTACGCTATTAAATTAGCAGAGGAACAAATTGCTCGTGGAGTTATTGGGCACGGTAAGACACTGGGACATGAAAGTAAAACCCTTGGTGCTTCTACGAAAACTCTAGGTATTAAAGGTGAAAAAGCAGTTGTAGAGGCTGAAATTCTTGAAGGTAATACAATGCGTGTTATTGATAGAAAGAACTTGGTAGATGAAATTCTACCTATTCAGCAATTAACCATATCTCATAAGGCTGGTCAAATTCTACCAGTGTATGATGTCAATGTGTCAAAATCAATAATCAGTAGTAGGTTTGTTGATTTAGAGAAAGCTCAGTACGCAACAGAGCAAACGCTAGCTGAAAGAATTCAAGCACAAGAGCAGGAGAATAGGAAGAAGACAAAGGAGATTAAGCAGGGTAATTTCATCGAAACGAGATATGCAGTTAATGGTAGCTATTTAGTTCATCCTACATTAGTTATATCAGAGAGAAATCCTAGTGGATGGGCGTTAACGCCTCCCACTGCTGGCACTTTAGAAACCATCTGGACTATTGAGTCTGAGATTAGCGGAGTTACTGGCAGGTTAGTTACTGGTGAGTGGACTATATTAGGTAGTGTTAAAGGAACTAATATCGGTGGTGTGTCATCAGAAAATAAAGGCGTTTGGGATAACGCTACATTGTATAGCGGTACTGCAACTACTATAGATATAGTAGATTATTCTGGGAGCAAGTATTACACAAGAGTTGATGCTGGAGCTATACCTACAGGAGCTCTACCAACCGATACGGCTTATTGGAATCCATTCGAGGTGAATCATGGCTCTATGGCAACTGATTTGTTTTTCGCAGAACTTGCTTATGTGGAGAACTTAGGGGTTAAAAACTTAAAAACTGCCGAGAGTGGTGAGAGAATGGAGGTTACTGAACTAGCTAATGCTCTTAAGTTTTTATTAGCAGATGAATCTTTAGCTCTTGAGATTGGTGGAGACATATATGGCAGTGGACAGAAGGGTTTAAGAATAACAAACGGAGTTGTAAATGTAGACCATGACGGTAGTAATGTTGGTGTAGTTTCTATGGATAATAATGGTATTAGTGGGTATGTAAATAGGTTTTATAGTGTAGATCCAAACGATCTCCCATCTCATGTAACATTATTCGCTCCATGCTTATATTATAATGGTGTAACGAAGAAGTTAGTTTTTAGGGACGGAGATGATGTGGATCACAACTTATATTAAAAACACATGAAACACTTTAAAAAATCAAATTACGCCCACTCAGATACAGCTATTCGGGAGGGTATAGAAAATATCCCAGACGATCATGCCGAATGGAAATTCGAAATGCTCGTATTTTGGCTATTAGATCCGCTTAGAGAGTTTTTGGGTGAGCCAGTATGGATTAGTTCAGGATTTAGAAGTAAGGCGTTAAATCGGATTCTAAAGGGTGCGAAAGGGTCACAACATATGGCTGATGAGTGTTGGGTTGCGGTTGATATCGTAACTCGAGACCTGAAAAAAGCTTTTGAGTACTTAAAACAGCAGGAGTTTGATCAAATTATACTAGAAGAAGCAGGAGATAAGAGATGGATTCATTTGTCATTAAGGATGGATGATAGGAATAGAAACGAAATATTAATATATAAGAACGGACATTATGAGTATATTTAGTAAGTTAAAGCCACAGAAAATAATTGATGGTGTATTCTCAGGAATTGACAAAGCTATATTGTCGAAAGAGGAGATTGTAGATTATTCAGTTAAAGCTGCGTCTGCAAATTTAGAATTCGTAAAAGCTTGCCAAACCGAATCAACACCAAGATCAATAACTAGGAGGATTATTGCTATAATGATATTGAGTCAATATTTCTTAGCTTTTAATATTGGGTTGTTAGGAATGGCGACAAAATGGTATGAAGGTAAGGAAATAATTACATTATCCACTGAGGCTTTTGCTACGATTTCATTAGCGGTTGTTATCTTTTACTTTGGTAATCATATGCTTAGCCAAATAATCCCAAAGTTCGCTGCGAAGAAGAAGTAGACTTTGTATATTTGAAGGGATTTTTGTAACTTACTACCTAATCAAATTTAGTAGTAGTATGTGCGACGACAAAAGTAAAAATGAAGTATTAGATCCAGATGAGCAAGATAAGCTTGGATCAAAATAATAAGAGAACTAATCTTTTCTTACCCGTAATTTCCTTTCTGGCGATTACGGGCTTCTGTATTTTATTTTCAGAGCAATACAATGTAGCTTGGTCTATATTCTCTAAGCATATAAAAGATGTTCTTATAATCTCACTACTACTTATAATTATACGAAAAGACAATAGCATAAGGAATAAGATGTCGGCAATGGCTGTTATATCTTATTTTGTATCATCATTTAGCTTAAGATTGGGGTGTGCGGTAAACTCTGGGTTCGATTATAAAATATACAGGCTTGCTGTAAATGATCCTCAGATTGGGAATTTAGCTAATTCAATAGTGTTTATGCTTCTATTATTAATTATAACCTCCAATGCAGAGCATGAACGATAAAATAGATGCCTTAATTCTACTAATAGAGAATCAACAAGAGCAAAATAGATTAGTACTTGAAAAGGCTGATAACAGGAAGAAATCGGACAGTGTTTTCATTAAGATAGCATGTACGCTTGTAACGCTATGTGCAGGATTCATTGTAACTAACACGATGGATATCAGTAAGAAACTCGAAGGTAAGGCTGATAGGTATTCATTGGCAGGTAAATTATCCACTACTGCTTATGCTGTATCTGAAGAGCAGAGAGCAGAAACCATCCTTAATTACATCGATTATACATCTAAGAATTATCTAATCCGAGATGAAGAATTAAGAATTGCTGAGAGAGGTAGAGTTGAGAAATCACTCGGGGCAATGATTCATGCGGTTACTGCTCGTTCTGGTAAATAAAGAAACCTCACTTATTAGGCGGGGATAAAACACATGTTCGTTTTAGTACATGCGCTTTAGCTGCTTATTATCGAGAACACTCCTTTGGTGTTTCAAACATGGTTTTTAAATCAAAGAACTTTTCTTCTTTTACATTATCATCTTCAATTAAGAAGCATTCCTCGTATTTATCTACTACTTTATATTCTTCCCCTTTAGTGAAGTTCATTATTTTCGAACCATCCTCTCTTAGAGCTTCATTTTTGCATTTAACTATCATTTCAAATTTACTTAAGTGGTTAATATTCCGTGATCTCGATAACAAAGGATAAAAGCCATACAAACACAGTCTCTTAGTCTAGTAATTATAAAGCATTGACAACTTCCTCTATATTTTCAATCTCAATACCTGTGTCGGCAAATTCAAACACACCTTTGTGTTCATATATCAATATATCTTTTTCTGGATACCTATAAACCTCACTACAATAATCTAAAGTACTGCCAATGTGTTTAAATCCTATTTTCAATAATTCTTCTTTCATTTCACAACGCTCAAATATATTCCTGCGTATTCCATATCTTCATTCACTGGGTCACATTCACAAAAATTATTAACAGCGCAAGAGCTACTATTACACTCTGGTTGTGTTATAATTCCCATAGCCTCATCCATTACTAATTCTTTAATTTTTGTTAGCGATATGCTAGCAACCGCAGTTCTTTCTCCATCTGCAAACATCACATCAATAGTATCCTTATCGGTAATTCTTATCATAATTTTATTTTTTTGCCACCGCACACTCACTATAACATTAGGTAAAGTGTATTGGTATCGGTTAATAATATTTAAATCTAAGTTTTATTATTCAAAAAAGTACTATTGTAAAGTATGTTATAAAACATACCTTACTCTTGTTCATTAGAGGTCAACAAAATCATCGTCATTAACATCCTTAATAATCGGTATAAAATCAGTTATCTCACACTTAAATAATATACACATACTGTACAACATTCTCATGCTTGGCATGCCGTCACCAGTTTCAACCTGTCCTATTAATGTTTGACTACACCCAATGCATAGCGCAACGTCTCTTTGTCGTAATTTATGTGACTCCCTATATTGTTTTATTTTATTTCCTAATTTAATCTTAAATCTTGTCTTTGGCGCTCTCATAATTTTGTCAATTTACAATGTTAGATATATTACAGTTTTCCAGTTTTCGTTCCTTGTCTTCTGCTAACGCACGCAAACACTTAGTGCAGGTTACTTTACTTATATTGCTTGTTATTCTAGTTGTGTAATCTAAGCCGCACGGTGGTTTACTCCAGTTACCTTCATCAAAAGACTTATGAACAGGGCTGATATTAGTTGTTTTATATCTCCCATAATGTGTTTTCTTTCCCACTACACTATATTTTTAAGTTTATATTCTCGTTTCATTACAGGTAATTAGCCCTTGCACATATATTGTTTAGCTTTATTATTGTTGTGGTTGGTATTTATCCATATCAAATCCTTTGTATCAGTCCAGAAATCCCGCCCGCTGTTTCTTGTCTGCAATCGGGCTTTATCTCCTTTTAGTTCAGTTAGCACAAATCGCATATTTCTGTGCTTTTGCCAAGTCGTGTGGTAGTTGCAGCCAATAACCAATAACACACCTATAACACTAAATATAGGCAAATTGCCGTTCATTTTTTGAAAATCTTCTCGTGTAGGTAATTTACTCATTTTATTAAGTTTTATCCCACCGCACAACGAAAACCTAACATGCGGTATAGCTTATATTAATTTACTTTTTCTTTATTTATATCGGCTTAGTCATTCACAAACCATACCGCAAATCCATTACACAGTAACTTCATGTGGATAATAAATCTTCTGACCAATCATGTCAGCTCCCACGCAATACCAAATTATCTTAGTTTTCATCTATTGAGTTTTAAGTAGCCCCACCGGTTACGATGGGGCTTATGTTATTACAACTTCTCGATCTTGAATTTACATCTAGATCCGAAATACATAAGATAACTTACTGCGGCTAAATTAAGTAATCGCTCAACATACTCAGGGATTCCGATATCGAAAATCAAACTACATTTCATATCTACAATAGCAATAATAAACGATATCGCCGATACTAATACTGCTAACACTGTGCTTTTGTTAGCTGTGATTTTTCTGTTCTTAATTATTACTTCCATTATACTTCCTCTATTTTAATTGTTGATACTGCCTTTATATTAAATGTCTTGTAGCGTAAATAAATCTCAATCTGATCGCCACTGTAATCTGAAAGGTTGTCTGTAATGAACTTCTCTGCTTCTTCCTTGTTTCCAGTGAATGCTAATCGTTCGTCATTCACAAAGATAATTGCTTCATTCTGATACACGGTCTTTCTTGTCTTGTTACTCATCTTGTTATTTATTTTAAATTAAACTTACTTACTACTCTTTGATGCGCCGCCACTTAATGCTCCGATGCCTAATATGAATCCGAAATCATACCACCCACCGTTATTGTTATAGGCGTAAATTGCGATATCATCACTAAATAAACTACCTATCCATGAGAACGGTGCTATAATACCATGCCATAGTCCACCCCAGAATCCATAAGCGTTACTCGTGACACATTCAGCTACGTGAGGTGATACATCTGCGCATGATGTTAATAATAACAGGAGTACAATTGATCCTAATAATACTTTCTTCATCTTCTTTTATTTTATGCCCTTTCGAGCTGGTTAGTGGTCTGAGCTGGATTTGCACCAACATCTACAACACGGTACGTTTTTCATCACCTCGCTATGCTGTCATAATACTTGTTATAATATCAGACCGTGTAACTCCTCACGTATGGTAGCGGATTTTGGAGTCTTAGAAATATAAAAACTAGATTATCTGAGATAAATCTGATTAGTGAGACATTGGGTTCTGCCCCCAACACATATCTATACTACCTTAATGCCTCATCTCCATTTCTCGCATGGATGCGCCCTGTTTACTAAATCTATTTGAGCTATGAAAAAACGGGTTAAGGATCTCATTTGTCATTTAGTCTATTTCCGAGCTACCGTGGGTGCGGCAACTACTACTTATCATCCTGCCCTTCCAGTGATCTAATGGGGCTTGAACCCTACCTTTCGTTTTCACGTTGTGCTACCAACTACACTATTAGATCTTTGTGAACCAATAAAACCTCACTCTGAGTAAACGTCATTCACCATCCTTGTACTTCGGATTGTTTTGCTCTCGTTTCTTTTGTTATTACAAATATAATGCTAATTTACTTGCTGTGCAAGTATTTTGCTATTTATTTTTGCTTCCAATTTCTAGATAGTTTAATTATTGAGTCAAATCTAATACGCTCTTCTTCATTTAACGAAAGACTGTTTTTTAATTCAGCTAATACGGTTGAGGGGGCTTTCTTCTGCTTGTAAATTACTGCATATTTAAGCTTCTCAACCTTCTTTGCGACAATCGGATTAGATGTGAGTTTTTTAATTACATTCGAGTCAGTCACGATGGTTTTACCAGCTTTCATTTGAATATCTCCAGACTCAGACATAATAGGTTTGAATTTCTCGGATAATTCGTTAGGTATGCTACCTTCGTTAAATTCCCTATTATTAATATCTTCTGGTTCAAACTCTAATTCCCTACTGCATGAATTAATGACTTGATTCGTGTAATATTCCAAACTCCATGTAGAAGGCATATCTCTATCTCTCCCAAGGTTAACGTAAGCAGGCTTGAAGTCTATAGCGTATTTTAATCCATCTAAACTACACACATATAATCCACCTACGAATATACTGCCAGCTTTCTTATTTACAATATCTCCACACCAAGAAGAATTCAAAACATCTCCTTCTTTCACATATCCATCGTTAAATATCTTTAAGTCTTCAGTATTGGCTTCAAATGATATCTCGAATCGTTCAGATGTATTAGTGTTTATTTTAAGACCGTAACATTCACCAAGATTTTCATCTTCATAAAACTCAGCCTTAGCACTTCCCAAGCAGGATGATATGCTAAATAACTTATCGTTTCTGTCGAATATTAATCCAGCCAACTTAAGACCTTCTCCGTGTTTACCGATTGCACCATCTTTTTTCTTAGAAAATCCAATCTTTAAAAATTCCCAACTATCAGGCTTGAAATCATTACTTATTGTTACGTGTGAAATTCCTTCCATAATCTCACTTGACTCAACATTAAATTCTCCGTAATCAATGAAGTTTTGATATATCTCCCTGATAGCTTGAACTACGCCCCAATTAGGGACGTAATTCTTAGATATTCCGAACTTTATCATTATTTCACAGTAACTAAGTTCACATCTTTTGCTAATCCGAACACTACAGATAATACACCATCTTCAATGTTAGCTTCAATCTTTTCAGATCTGTACTTAGGTGAGATCTTAACACTACCTTTAATTCCAAGCTCGATAACTTCTGATAATGAACTTTTTACTGGAACACCTTGCACTTCAAGTAATCCTTCTTTCTTGTCGAATGAAATTGTAACTTCTTCTTTCGATAATGCTGGACATAGAATAAATAATTCTAATTTCTCAGGTGATTCGATCATTGTGTTTTGTAAATCTTGCATTTTCTTTTTGTTTTAGTAATAATTAATAATATTCAAATGTAATTCTATTTTATTTCTCCTGCAAGTATTTTGCAGACTTTTTTATAATATTTTACAGTAGCCTTTTCTTTCCACCCATCAGGCCCTCCATTGTGGATTCGACACCCTCTTTCGAGATCACCAGTTGGATTATAATGTCGCTGATATATATAAAACATCTCAATCGATTTGACTCGACTCAACCTGTCTTCATATTTATACTTCTGCTTCCCGATGATACGATTCACATCCCGCACAGTGATTTTCCAGATCTGCAACGCGCCCACGGCTCTACCGTTATCTCCGTGAATACCAGTCCTATAAGACGACTCGACTTTAATTATAGCGTCAAGTACATCGGCATCCCAAATCGTTCGCTTCACTGGCTCGTTCGCCTTAGACGACAAGGGCAGGAGTAAGATGAGAGTGGCTAGGAATCGCACTTCTCTCTGATTTCGTTCAACTTCCGCTTCAGTCGTTCATTTTCGGCTTTGAGAGACTCTAATTCGTTCGTCTTATTTTGTGCTTCGTAGGCTTCTTTGGTTGATTGATTCTCAATAATAAATCCTATAGACGCAAAATGAGCATGATCGCAAAGAGTAAATCTAGGGATATTGTCTTCATTTAGATCTAGATAAGCGTTTACTTTTTTAATTTCACCACTAGGAATCTTTACATACTCAGGGATCTTAATCAACTTTGATCCATCCCAGTGCCATCCATTCTTATGTTCAGCTTCGATTAGTTTCGCTTCTTCTTCTGGGGTGGCTTTGCCGTCCAATCGCTGTCCGCAAGTAAAATCACCATCAGTGTCAGTGTAGTCGTCACTAGGGGTTAATCCGAAATGCGTTTTCATCCCATCACCTTTCATTCTACATATCCAATCTTCACCGCCTTTAACTCTCCAGATGCTACCATTTGTTACTTCTTGCTTCACCCCAAGCAACTCCTCTAATCTCGAATAGTCGCGTGGCATCTCTAGGATTTCGAAGCCTTCAATTTCACATAAACACTTATCACTTAAATACTCCCATCCGTCAGTTTCGTTACGTAAATCAACATTACTCCAAAAAGAAGGAGGGCATAAATATACGATGTCGTATGCTTTAGCAGATATATCATCTTTACGCCTAATCACCATCTGGTTGTTCGCTCTTAATAAATCAACAGCCTTTTTAACTTCAGACCAATTCTCTCTTTCGTACTTAATTGCAATTCTTTTCATGTTTTATTTATTTAATTCGTTCATATAATCTGCTAATCCATCTTCACCTCTTCGGCAAGCTTCTAATAGTTCGGCTGCTGTGTAAAGTCGTTCAGTCAGCTCGTTCACCTCCATAAATGATTTGACAGCCCAATAAGCAGTTTCTTGGTCGTTAAACATTTGTAGCTTGGTTGCTTTTGCCATGCCTTCTGCCCATTTCTCCTGATCTGTTACGTATTTATATACTTTATTCATATCTATTTGTTTGATGTGTTATTCATATATTCTGTCGGAGTCCCTGTTATTTTACATAAATTACGCATCCATAAGAACATCTTTATTTCTCGTAAGCTCTTCTCACCTAAATTCCTATATCTTGCCAATTCCCCTGACTCGTAAGCGGCTTTCATCTCCTCAATAGTACTTATATCACCTGCATGAAGACATCGCTTTATTCGTGAGCTCAAGTCTGTTTCCTGTATTTCTGTTTTATTCATTTTCCATCCTCCTGATTATATCTAGTACTGCATTATATTCTCCTACAATAACAGCCCTACCGAGTTCAGTAACCATACCAGAATTTAATCGCTTAGATCTGGCTTCGTTCTCCTTATTTAACTCTTCTAGTAATGTTCTCATAACTCGTATTTTACGTTTAAAATTATTCCAGTTCTCGACAATACATTCGGATATGATTCGACACTAACTCCTGATAGGTCGTGATTATCCATGAATTGCGCGATCAGTGCTAACATGTCGCGCTGGAGTTTGATTCTGTCTTGTCTTATTTCTTCTGCTTTTGTGATTTTCATATCTTTATTTCTTTTTATATATACTGTAAATATACGGTTAATATTGTTAAGAATGAAACTAAATTACAAACTCTCATAATCTCTAATCATCTCCTCGTAATCTACCGCCTCTTCGTTATGCGTTAAAAATGGTTCTTTCTGGAATCTGGTCACAAAATTATTCTTCTCGTAAGTTCTGAATCCTAGACAGTTAAACCCATTATGCCACTCTATAATTGAGCAATCTCCATTAGGATTAACACATCCATATTTAATTCCAATATGCTGAAGTCGCTCATAGTTCGACTCGTTCACCCAGTAAAATGAGTTTGTGAAATACTTTTCTTTAAATTCTTTTGATGTCATCGTTCGTTCGTTTATTTATTTAATTCAGCTTCCAAAAACATTATGGCATTCTTATAGGCGTTAACCTGATCCATGTGCGCTCTTGTAAAAATAGGGTTTTCTTCTAAAATGTATTTATCACGCAAATTGCGAGCTGTTTTTAATTGAATCTCCAGTAAGTAAATTAATAATCTTTTCATCGTTCGTTCGTTTTATTGGTTCGTTATAAATATTAGTACCACTATACAAGTCGATTTGTTCGTTCGAGTTGTTCGTATCGCTTTATGAATTGCGATATGGAGCTTGGTAGCCAGTCAAATCCACGAACCGTTTTAAATCCAGCATTATTCAAAGTAGCTGCAATCGTTCGGTTATTATCCCCATCTTGTTTGCATCTAATAATTAATGCGTAGGATTTTTTAAGTTCTAGACTATTTACTACTGCTTCTCTTCGCTTCTTCGCGCTGGCTTCAACGCCTAATTCCCTAACAGTTTTACCATCTTTCTTTACAGCGTTGAAATCTCCACCTAATTTGACTATAATATTTCCTTTTTTAGATATGAATTGCCCGTTCTTAGCTATTAACTCTTTGCGGTAATCCAATGAGTTCTTAATTCGAAAACTCTTCGTCACAAGCTCTGATTCTGCCTTACCAGATCCAAGATAGGACAATAAGCCTGCTGTCTCTGTATTATTCTCATCTATAGTTAGATTTTCACCAACACAATATAATACAACACCCTTCTCTTGACAATCCCAGACCATATTCATAAACTCTCTTTGATTTCTACTAAACCTAGATAATTCACTTACAATTATGGTATCACCTCGCATACATTTATCTATTAAAGCACCTAGAGATCTTTTTCTTATTGGCACGGTACCGCTTGCGCTATCTCTAATCGTGTCCGACACTTCAATATCGTTCGACTCAATATAGCGTTGTACTGCAATGTTCTGGTTTTCGTTGTCCTGATTTGACGTAGAGACGCGGAGGTAAATGTATGTTTTCATAAGACAGGAGGTTTAATGGTGGTTCGTTACCAGTTATACTTTCTTTTATTATCTCGATCAAGCTGTCTTTTATCGCAGCTCTTTAATAGTTGGTCGAATTCTTTCAGGTCAATTTCTTTATTTGAAGTCCATCTGTATAGTAGTTCGATTCTTCTTTCTAATGCATCTTCTCTATATAAGATATTTTCTAAGTGTCTAAGTTTTAATGCTCCCATGTCGTTCGTTCGTTTATGCCCTCGCTCATCGTTCGGGTTAGCGATCAAGACACGCTCCGATTAAAAATAATACTGCTAAGATCCAAGTCATACTATATCCTCCTCTTCTCTTAGTTGGTTAATAATCTCCTGCGCTCGTTCACCCGTTATGAGGGCGTGATCCCCATCTTCGAACTCCATATAAATTGCGTGAGCTTTGAAGTTAGCTACTACTTTTACTATATCTTCTCTTATATTCTCCATCTCTTACAATATTACTTTTGTTATAAAATACTTTTCTGCTTTCGTGAATCCCTCGTTATTATACTTCTTCAGTGTACTGTCATAACTTAGATTCATCATTTCGCTTAACTTTTTTCTTGTTATTTCCTTCCGATACATAGTAGTATATAATCGCTTATAAAAATCGTTCGGGACATCTAGCGGTTCACCGTGTAGCATACAAAGCTCCGATATAGTCCAAGAATTCCACTTTATTTTATTTCGAATCGTATCCGTGTGAACTTCAAACTTTAAGGCTAGACCTTTATAGTTGGTTCGTTCGGGTGGTTCGTTCGGGTGGTTCATCCCTATTAATACCCTTGCTTCTTCTATAATATCATCTGTTATTAATACAGAGGCAGGAGTAGAAAGGATTCCTAAAGGTTTTTTGTCGTAAAGTTTGAATACGTGTAATACACCAGATTTATTTAATATGCGATACTTTGCGCCGTTATGATTGAAGTATCTTGAGTTTTGTGGTTTCATGGCTGAATAAGTTTGATATTATCAGTATAAACTTCTGCTAACTTCAAAACATCTTTTTCAACTACCAAGGCTTTATCCATTTTATATATAAAATCCTCTGCTTTTCGTTGCATGTCTTTCATCTGCTTCTCTAGTTGCTGTATATACTCTACGTCTGTTAATCTCATCTCTTCTAATATAGTGAGCTGCTAACATGGCTCTGGTTAATATATTTATTCTCTTTATAAACTCTTTGTGTCACTGTCATATTTAACCCCTTAATTATTGCGAAGTGGTTCAACTCCCTATATGCTCGGTTTAATTTAGAGAGGCTTGCGAAGTGGTATGTTACTTTATGCTTGTTCATTATTATAATATTTTACAAACTCAACCACGCAGATATAAATCATTCTCAATTTAGATATATCATTATCTTGTAATCCATGACGCAATATACAACCACAGTTATAGAATTCTTTTTCTGTGTCACTCTCTAGATTGCGAGTAGTGAAACCACTCCTATAGCATTTCACTATGTGATTATCATAGTTTTGGCCTATCGGATTAATTCGGCAATAAGCGGACTTAAACGAGGTTTTAAAACCTAATTTCTCAATCTTATAAACAGCCTTCATTAATTCATTGAAATCATTACTATAATTCGGGTATTGATCTGGATGGCTTACTATATCCTTGTTTCTATTACCTCTATCCATAGAATAAATAAAAATACCATCAAAGTAAATTTTATCATCTAATTTTAAAAAGGCGTTTATTAGTTTAATATCTTTCAGTGTTTTTATATTTTCTTGTGTGTTCATCTCGTTTGTGTTTTATCCCAGTTTTGCGGGTGGTTATTACTCGATCCCTTGTTCGCTCATTTCATTCAACACATCACGCAGATCCAAATCAGTCAATCGCTCTGCGCTTTTAAGAGATTGTTTGCAGGCGTTGTAGATCTTCTTAGATTCCTTATTTTCTCCCATCTCGTATTCGTCGTATTGCTCATAACCAAACCCACTACAAAAGTCTTCGAAATCTAAGTATTCAGCACATTGAGCATCATTAATAAAACATCTAAAAGCAAATTTCAAATCATCTTCGCTCAAATCCTGCCCTACATTGGCCTGTGAATTTGTGAATGTGAATTGAATGTTATTCACTTTGATTTTATAGCAATCACCGCCCCAGTTTTGAACGCGGTCTTTTTGAGTAGCTGAGATGTTAAAAGTCTGATCTAGTAGTGTAATTTGAGTTTTCATAATATAAAGTGTTAATTATTATTTGCGGCTTATGCCTTTAGTCCCTGTTTAGAATCGAATCTCACAACTAATTTGACAGGGTTTAATGTTATACAAACATTAAATTATACGTACCTCTTTTTCGTAGTTAATATAACTTGTTCTACTACCATCTAATACGGTTCTAGGTAGTTCACCAATTTTCACAAGCTCGTTAACTATTTCGTGATCTTCACCCCTGTAACCTGCTGTATTATATCCAACTTCGCAAACGTGGCACGGCTTATTATTCTCAACTCTGTAAACCTGTAATGTTACTTTAGACGCGTATTTAGTTTCTTTAACCTGCTTAGTATAAATAAATGTTTTCATATCGTATAAATTTAATAGTTCGTATTATCTTAATTTCTGAGCACCTTCAGCGATGCAAATTAAATCTTCAAACTCAAAACCGTAATCTTCACCCGTTTCTTCAAAGTGTCTTATTAAATCCTGAGCGTAAAAACCGTATTCTTCAGCACCTTTAAAAGCGTCTGACCAGTTACCGTTCTGTGCGTTTTCCATTATCTCAATAAATTGTTCTTCAGTTCTGTAGTTCATAATATATAAGTGTTGTGCTCATCTGAGCTGGTTAGATCCTCCACATATCTCGCGACATGTTACACGCTCAGCGCTGGAGGTGGTATTGTGTTGTATTAAAATTTATAAGCTAGGAAAAAAGCAGCAGTAAAGATGAGTGCTAAGCAACCTCCAGTAATTAAGGCAAAAGTACTTAATAAATGTATTGCTACTGCTACAATACTAACTGTGATAAGCATAAGGCAAAAAATAACGATAATGTTTTGGGCAGTGTTGAAAAGTTTCATAATGATATGTATTAGATTATTCGTTTATATTGTATTGTAAAGGTGAGGTTTATTTTATTAAGAAACAAACTAAATAAGACCTTTTGCTTTTAAATCTCGATCTATGCGCTCTAGTAATTCATCTCTTTTGCGGTTATAGAATGCTATTAAATCAGCGTCTTGTTTTGGATCTAATGACTCTATTAATTCACTAACTTCATATAAATTCATAATATAAGGGTTTGCGCTCCTGTGAGCTGGTTAGTTATTATACTGTAAATATACGGTGAATGTTATTAAGAAATAAACTAAATAAGCTTTGTATTATCTAATACGGCTTCATCTTGCATATGTTTGCATGTTTTCAATACTCTAAACTCATCCTCTAAAGCATAAACATATATTCTATAATGTTCGCCTTTCCCGCTACTCTCTATAAATGTGCGCACGTTAGTTAGGTTTGCATGTAAAATTAATTTAATACCATCTATATTATGATCGCCATTAAACCGAAAACTTACTTTTGACTTCTTCATACCTTTAAATATTGTGCCCAGTCGAAGCGGGGCGGGTTTGTAATACAAATATGGGGCTAATATTGTTTAGAAGCAAACTAAATAAGCTCTCTTTTGAAAATGTATTCTATAATATGCCCAAAGCGAAGAACATTCACCAATTCCCAACCATCATTTCCATATGCGCCTAAATCATACGCATCTAAATCAATACTAAGTTTCTCTATCTTATATTCAAATCTTTTCATCTCTTTAAATTTTACCCTACAGTAGCAGGAGGTTTATAAATACTTTCTTAACTGAGCCGCACCCAATACATCATCAATCTCACGTACTATTATCTCTGTATTAGCGCCAAACATATTTACAGCTCGATCCATTGCGTCTAATCTGGTTGCATCTTCTACAACTGTTAGTGTCTTTCCTGTTAGTATAATGAATGTTTTCATATTGTTCCGTTTATTCTCTTAGTTAGGTACTCAATTACTCTATTCTTAGATTCTTCTTGTTCTGGTGTGTTGTACTCGTGAATTAATGAGTATTCTAGTGCTGCTACTTGCTCTTTCATAGTGTTTTATATAAATAATTGTGATACATCTTTTTTACTTACTATATATTGCTTTTCGTATAGAATTTGGTCGCGGCCTTCAAGATATTCGGAAACCTCTATTAAATACGCTTTAATTCCGTTTCTGTAATATTCTGCAAACTCACCTGAGTAAATCCACTTTTGGAACTGCTCAACCGATTTGTAAGCACAGAAATGAACACCTTCAATAAAACGAATGCCTTCCATATATGGGTTGTTAAAGGATTCGTGTCTCATGCTTACATCGTCGTGACATTCTACGCGCGTACAGTCATATTCGTCGCGTCTATCTCCATCAGGTTTAAAGCTGGTAAATATACCTTGTCCGTCAGCATGTTCTAGTCTTAATATTTGTCTCATATCTTTAACAGTTTTGTATTCCGTGAGCGATAAATAAGGCAGCAGTGCAAATGAATGCTAAAAGCTGACATATTTTAATATCTATAGGCTGCTTAGATTCGATCAGTTTAATTAGGCCAATTGTGCAAATGCTGAAAATGCTGAAAATTAGCGATAGTAGTAGTGCTTTCATCTCGTATTGTATTTAATAAGGTGCTTTGTTGCTTCCTTTATGATATAAAGATAATGCTAATAATGTTAAGAATGAATATGGATAAGCTCTTTATGGTAATAAAGCTACACTTTCATTAGTTTGGATATAATAAGCATGTTGTAAGAAGGTTAAAGAGATATTAAAATCTCTATTCTTATATTTATCAATCCACTTATTACAATGCTTAAAGTAAGATTCATTATCATTTACCCTGACTTCGCCAGATGCAACTTCATTAATGCAACCTTTATTAATACTTATCATTTCATCAATACATCTATCTATTGATTCCTGAACTAGCTTTACGCCGTTAAAATATAATCCGTGCTCTATGGCTTCCTTATATGTATTCATCTATTTTAAGTTTTATATGTGTTATATTCTATTGACTCTACAAATAGGCTGTTATTGGTTTTCTTTCCACCAGTTAAAACACTGTCTTAAGGCTTCGTTTTCATTATCTTCAGTTTCAACGATGTAAAACTCTTCAAACACTCTACCAGCTTCAACTTTTATGTAATGCCATGTGTATTCTGGATTATCAAAATTGACATATCTATGTACGATTACGCGTTTTTCAACATCTCCCATGAATCTATTTAAATGCTTCATGTTTACGGTTAAACGTCCATTTAATAATCTATCTTTAAAATCTTTCATATCATTATTTATTAGGCAGGAGGTTAAATTAATTACTTCACAATTAGAAACGCCTTAAAGAAACGACCTTTCACAATCTTATATCCCTTAGTACTGCCCTTGCGCTTAGTCTCCAGCTCATAAGTGCGCTTTGTGATTGGGCGGTATTCTATTGAAGTAATATAAGCGTACTCTTTTGCGGCTTTTAGGTTTGCCTTTTCTTGCTCTATACTCTTACTGTTTGTTGTGGTTTTCTTAGCTGAGACAGTTAAAGAAAGAAGGATTAAGGCGGATATTAATAGAATGTTTTTCATAATCGGTTAAAGTGTTTTAGTGTGTGTTGTTCCCTAATACAAATATAGTCATTCCCTGATATTATAGGTATGTATTGGATTATTTCTTTATCAGTTTATCTATGAGGTGATAGAGTGAGTCTATGGCAAAGTAATACTTTCTTTTGTCGGCTTGTATTTAGGCACTGATAAGCCACGCTTTGCAAATGTGATATAATTATATAGTCTTAACTTAGCAGCGTATCTATTATCTATATAAGCATCCCACACTTGAGTATTTACACCGTCGACATATTCCATAAGCTCATGAGTTAAAGGTGCTGAAGTGTAACCAATCCAAGGTTTAATCTCTTTAGTTGTGCGGTGTATTAAGGTGTATTTACTAGGCTTTTTCATAATAATATATCTTTTAGTGTTTTGGTATACCTAAAGATAGGTATAATAAAATGAATAATACTATACTTTGAATATTATTTACTATATTATCCCATATTATTAGCGCTTATGTAGATTTATACAGAGTGTTAAGAATTTAACAGATCACGCGAAAAATACACAGATGCGCATAAATTGCAAATCCATAACAGAAATTAAACACCAGTATTATTAAAACCTAACCCATGACATCAGCAGCACTAAATAAAATTAAAGCTAAGTATCAGATCACAGATGACGATTTAAGTAGCATTGTAGCCTATGTAGTGACAGGAAATAAGTCTTGGGCATGGAGACAAGGAGTAGGTCGAGAAAGTACCGCAAAAGCTGGCTCTGTAGGTGTAATTGCGGCGCGCTATTTTGGAGACGATAATATATCGAATGTTGTGGTAAACGTTGGAGGGATATTTAGTAAAGAACTAGGGGAAACTTTAGGACTCAATGAAGTTTCCACAGAAACCGAAAAAGAAAAGGAAAAAGAAGTTTCAAACAATGAAACAAATCCAGATGAAGTTTTAAAGGCTGGAATGTCAAAGGCTGAGACTATTAATGTGCTGAATAACCTAGCTAAAAGAGTGAGAGATCCAAAGCAATTGGCAGATATTACACTTAAAATTACCAATCTGATGGAGTTTCAAAGTACTACAGACACTTCGAATACTCCGATCATATATTTACCCCAACGTTGCAATTCATGCGAGTATAAGCCAAAAGAATAAGTCCAGTACTATAGTATTGGACTATTCTAATGGATACGGGGGTATACCCCCTTTTCGGGATCTCAAAATCGGCGCATTCCGTTATCGCGCAAATTTTTTTTCTGAAAATTCAGGACTTCCCCAAAATTTTTTCGTATATTTCACAATCCCCGATATTGGGGTTCACTAAAAATAAGAAGAAGATGAAGTTAAATTACGACATTAGACTTGTAGAAGTAGAGACGGGCGGAGTTGAATTACTCAGACGTACTAAATTATCTAAATGGGATAAGTATAAGTTAAAAAGAGCAATGCGCAGACACGACCCACTGGAGATTATATGCGGAGGTGAGTTGCATGTAGTGAACTGGCCGATATATTCCAGATTCCTAGTCCAGATCTTAGAAGCATAAGATGTAAAAGCAGAAGTGATGAGAGTGGCCATTAGGTTGCTCTCTTTTCGTTTCTAAGCCCTTGTAATACCCTCTCAGGTGTTCTCGGTAGGATGAGGTGGAGAAAGTGGCTTAGGAGGGCTTAAAATGCGTTTGCCCTTCCAACCCCACTATTTTTCCCGTGTTCTAATTCAAAACAGAACCAGAACGAAAACAGAACAAAAAACAGAACACCGAAACCCTAGTGTTTTTAGTATGTATAGAGCTTTGTTCTGTTTGTTCTATTATTTTATTATATATATATGTTATTAAAGAGAGTATAGTAAGTGGGGAAGTATAGGATGAGAGCGAAAAAAACAGAACAAACAGAACAAGCGCTATAACTAACTGATAATGAGTCTAAATCTTGTTCTGTTTTGGGTAGAACAGAAACAGAACAAACCAGAACACGGAACAGAATATTTTTAATTATTAAATGAATTTGCATTTATTAAAAGTTTTACTTACATTTGTCTCATGCTAATCACTACTGCTTTTTAGCGGTGTAAAAAAATAAGAGATATGAAAAGGAAGTATGTATGTAATGGGTGTGGAAAAGATCGCCCGTGTTTTTTAGAGATAAATCAAGATCCTACCGCATGGGATTACATAATGGATTTGAAATGTGTGTTAGATGATACAAATCAGACATCTTATAACTGGGAAGAAGTGTACATGAAGGAGGAGTAGGTATGAAAGAAGTAAATAAACTACACTCCGAGGCTTGCCGGCAGATAACGAAGAAATATGATAAGCCATTCCTAACTCAACAGCAGCACGAGGATAATATCGGTAAGTTTTCAGAGTTAGCAGGAATGAAGCATGCAATTAATAAAGAATTAAAAAAGAAATGATATATGGAAGCAGTAGTAAATAACCAGAGTCACGGAGTTTACAACTTCGAGCTGGATGGAGTCGTAGTCGCAGTGTTAGATAAGGATTCTACAGGGGGTGTAATTTGCATCTTGTGTGATAAGCCAGAGAAGTATATTCAACGATTCTTCTCTCCTGAGTCAGATGCTGAGATGGTGAGCGACTGTAGATTAATGAGAAGTTTAGGAATTAAATCGATGTAAGATGAGAAATATAAGCGTAAGTTCTCTCGGAAGAGAGCGAGGTAGTCTTAATGTGTTTAGAGAAATAATTGACACTATGACAGTTAGTCATAGGTATACAGATAAGGATATAATTAGAATGGCGAGCGCAAATTACGAGATTGTGTAAAAATTAAAAGTTCGCACT